GCGCCGCTCGGGACGCCGCTCGGGTCGCCGCTCGGTACGCCGCTCGGGCCGCCGCTCGGGACGCCTCCTGGGGCGCCTCCTGGGACGCCGCTCTGGACGCATGTGCTGCGCTCGTAGCATGGGATGACGCCAGTCTCCTGCTCGACATGCCTGTAGACGCAGTGCGTCTGCTCGCGGCCTCTGGCCACCACCCAGCATTTCTGATGCTGCCGGCTTGCATAGCGTTGGGCGTGGATGCGCCCGAGTAAGCTGTGCTCTGTTCCCTCTTGCATAGCGTTGGGCGTGGATGCGCCCGAGTAAGCTGTGCTCTGTTCCCTCTTGCATAGCGTTGGGCGTGGATGCGCCCGAGTAAGCTGTGCTTTGCTACTTGCCTGTATTGCTATGAATGGAGGACGCGATGAACGTGGAACAACTCAAGGAAGCCGACCCGCGTAGGTTTGATAAGGAGTATCAGAAATGGCTGTATAACGCGTTAGACTACGACTGGTGGGACTGTGTGTACGAGCAGTTCCAAGAGGACTGCAAAACCTATGGGTTTGACATAGACCTGAGACGTAAGTACTTCAGCCTGGGGTATTGCCAAAGTGACTACGCGTCATTCGAGGCATCCATTGACTTCCCTGTCTGGATGACTAAGCACGGCTACGATCAAAAGTATCTAGCGTTGTTGTTAGATGTAAAGGAGTATGGGGGGAACTCTATATACCGCGGCCACCGAGCATGGGTGAACTTTGACTACCGCCCGGGGTACTGCAATCCTTCTGGCGTCTTTTCGGACCTGCCGGTCGAGGCATGGGACGCTCTTTGCGAAGAGCAGTGGGCGGCCGAGAACTGGGAGCAGCTGCTGCTTGAGACCTGCAAAGCGTTGGAAGCCGACCTATACAGTAGGCTGCGTGATGAGTATGAGCACCTTACCAGTGAAGATGCTTTCGTGGATAGTTGTATGGCTGATGAAATTGAATTCGACGAGGAGTAACATGAAATATATTGTCACGCTTGACGGCCGTAAGATGATCTTTACGGATGCGCAGCTAACCACGCTTATTGATCTACTTGACGAGGTACCCATCCTCACGGAAGAATACATCGGTACAGGTAAAGGCGACGACGGAGGCGCGTACAAACTACATATCCGAAAGCTCAAAGTGGAGAGCGATCTAACTGTTAGAACTATGTCCGATAACCGATACCAAGCACTTCTTCTCAAAACCAAACTGTACGACGAATCCAAATGAACACTGAACTCATCTCTGGCGTGGCACGCGCCGCAATGCTGGTCTCTTTCAACGTGTCCATGTACTCCGGCCGCAAGCAGGACAAGCAAACGCAGGCCGAGGTGGTGCAGGCCAAGGGCAGTGGTTCCTCCCGAGCCGCGTCCGTCTACAAGTCGCTGTTTGCTGATTGCGCTGAGCTGGACAACATTGTAAAGTTTCAGGCTCGGGCCCGGGCCCGGCACTATCAGCTGACGCTGCCGTGGAATGATGGCGGCGCGCGTCTCCTCCCAACTGCGGCTCTCATGGACTACAAAGCGGAAATGAACCGGTACTCGGACGAGTTTGACCTGCTGGTCAGCGCGTTCCTCGACAAGTACGACACCCTGGTCGCCGCGGCCGCGTTCAAGCTGGGCACGTTGTTCGACCGCGACGAATACCCGCTGCGCGACGAGGTGGCTCGCAAGTTCCGGTTCAATCTGGCATTCTCCCCCCTCCCTACGTCTGGCGACTTCCGCCTGGACATTGAGCACGAGGTGCAGCAGGAACTTGCCAGCCAGTACGAGAAGCGCATGCACCAGCAGCTGGCGCAGGCACAGCAGGACGCGTGGGACCGGATGCATACGGCACTCAGCCGGCTCAAGGACCGGCTCACGCTCAACGAGGACGGCACCCGCCGTACGTTCCACGAGACCACGGTGACCAACGCGCAAGAGCTTTGCAGTGCGCTGACGTCGCTTAACGTCACCAACGACCCGCGTCTGGAGAGTGCCCGGCGCCAACTTGAGGAGGCCATGATCGGGGTCGACCCGAAGGAGCTGCGCAAAGAAGAGAGCGTGCGACTCCAGACCTTGCACAAGGTCAATTCCATCTTGGACGCATTTGATTGGGGCACTGCTGATGCAGACTGAAACTCCAACCACGCTGTGCCGGTATCAGTCGAACCACATCAAGTGGTACCTGAATACCTATGGCCCAGCAACCTATGTACACACTGCTGACGGCAAGCTAGGCACAGAGCCTGATTGGCTGAAGACTGTGATGAACGTAGCCAGAGCCGGTGGCAACTTAGTGTGCATGCCTGACGGGAACACAATGCTTATGTGGTTCTACGTAGACAAAGACAAACAACTTGTGAGGTTCAAACTATGATGAAAATTCTCAACCCATTCCGAAAGCCAAGCGCTGTGATGCTGGCACAGGCCGAGCTAGAAGAATCCGAGCGCCAGTTGCTCGGAGCGAAAGCCGCGCAGGAGTACGCCAAGAGCATGGCTACCTACCACGAGTCGAAGATCAAACGTCTCAAGGCATACATACGTGAGTGCCATGAGGATACCGAAGCAGCCGAATAACCAACTGGAGTAATCAACATGAAACGCATCATCACCGCCATCGCCTTCGCCCTGTCCACTACGGTCACGTTCGCCGTTGAGCTTCCGTGTGAATCAATCGCAAGTACGGCCCGCACTGTCATGGACGCCCGCCAGAGCGGCGTGGCACTGAGCAAAGTGCTGGCTATCGTGGACCAGTATCCGGACACGAAGACGCTCATGCGCCAGATCGTTCTGGACGCCTACTCCAAGCCGCGCTACAGCAGCGAGGAGTTCCGCCTGCGTGAGACCGAGGAGTTCGGAAACACCTGGGAGATCGCCTGCCACAAGGCCAACAGCGCCCCGTCGAAGAAGGGAGCTAGCAATGTGTAACCGAGAGTGCCGCCAAGGGCGCGACTGCCACTGTGGCCCGCAGTCCAAGATCGTGAACGGCCTAGCTGCCCTGATCTGGCTCGTGTGCTTCTTTGCTGTCGTCTCCATCCTGTGGGGGCTGTGGTGACACTCTACGCCCACCCCGTTCCGGGGTGGCCATTCCCGCAATGGCTGCCCTACCCATACACAAAACCGTTAGAGGATGCACCATGGTGAACCCAATACTGACCGATGACGAGCTTATCGACGCAATTCGCAAAGCGGGGCTTCGAGTGATCGGACCTCACAAAAGTCTTTCACGCGCAGTCGAAGCGGCTGTGCTGGCCAAGCTGGCGCGGCAGGCCGACCGCCAGCGAGTGCCGGCTGAGGACAGCCCCGCAGTCTGTGATGCCTACGAGCGTATCGACCGCTTCCTCAGAAACAACCTTGGGGATGAGGATTACGCCGACTACTCGCACGATCTTGACTTGCTCGTCGCCGCCCCCGAAGCGCCAGCGCAGGCCAGCGCAGTAGATGACGACTACAAGGGTTGGTACTGCGCCCACTGCCAGCGAGGTGTTGACGCACGGGAAGTCACGTACAGCGAGCAGCACGAGGCATGCGGTCGGTTCATTACGCACGACAGACCGCCAAAGGTCGAGGCCAGCGCAGTGGATGAGCGCGCAGCGTTTGCGGCGTGGGTGGCGGATTACGCGCTACGTCACGAGCCGAACTACAGCAAGGCCACGGAAGACGACTGTTGGGCCGCATGGCAAGCCCGCGCCGCGCTGGCGCAGAAGGGCGGCAAATGAGCCGCGACGAGATCATCAATATGGCGCGGGAATCTGGCCTTGTCAGCGATTCCTACGTTTATGACAGTACAGACGAAGCTGACTGGAAAGACATTGAACGCTTCGCCGCCCTGGTGGCCGCAGCAGAGCGCGAGGCGTGCGCGCAGGTGCTTAATGAGAACGCCAAGCTGTGCGTGAGGAACAAACTGCTACGCGAAATCCTTGAGGCAAACGCCGACGCCATCCGTGCACGAGGTGCAGCATGAGCAATCAACCTGAAGCCCTGCGGTGGGCTGATGTTTTGGTGCGCGATGTGGGCAACCAACTGGTCAACAGAAAGCAAGCCGCCGCCGAACTGCGCCGCCTGCACGCAGAAGTTGAGGCAAGCGACCGCAACCTGTGCGATCTGACCGACAACCTGATCAAAGCCGTTGCATTGCTGCGGCAGGCCCATGAAGCCCTGGAAACCGACGACTGGCAGAAGAAGTTGCAGGCCAGCATTGACATCAAGAAGCACTTGGAGAGTGGCACATGACGGAGATTGAGAAAGTCTCATGCTGGTTGAGGATTTTGTTGTACTTGCTGCTCGCTGTTACGTGGTTTCACGTCGGGCTTTTTGTTTTTCTATTCGTTAAGGGGCAGATATGACAAAAGACAACGAAGCCGAACTGCGCCGCCTGCACGCCGAGAATAAAGAACTGCGTGAAGCCAACGAAGCCTTCGGAAAACGCCAAGAGTGGTGGAACAGCAGGATGGCAAACATGGAAGCAGAGAACGAGGCCAAGGACGTCCTGCTGCGGCAGGCGTGGGCTGTCATTAGGTGGCAGTGCTTCGGAGAGTGCAGAACGGATGGAGTCGAAGGGCTACCAACCCCAAGTGAAATCGACGCCGCTATTCGCCAACACCTAAAGGAAACCAAATGAGAAAACGAAGCAAGTACAGACCCAAGCCTCAGTATGTCAACCCAGTGGCTGCCGTTGTCGAGAAGCTCACCCCTGTGACTGAGCACGATACGGAGTTCGCGAGTGGCGTACAGCTCAAGAACCACGCGGCCATGACTGCGCTCATTCAGGGGCATGCAACACGCAAGGACATGGACATCCTGATCGCGGTGTACAACATCATGGAGGCGCTGCGGATCAACGAGGTGTGCGCCCCTCTGAAGGAAGAGGTCAAAGCCGCAGGCGTTGCGCTGGAGTCCCTGGCGCACCGCGCGGCCCGCACGGGGCGCTTCGTCCCTGCAGGGCCTGAGATCAAAGCCCTGAACCTGCTGCTGGAGCTGCACGACGAGATCATGCCCGGGGTCACTGTCCAGATGCTGGACGACGCCTTGAGCACCGCGCGCCGCCTGGAGCCCACAGCACGCAGACTGCCTACATACAAACCGGAGGTGACCGCATGAGCGACAGAGACCCTATCTGGGACGCAATGAAGCAGCGCAGCAAAGCCAAATTCGATTCTGATCGGCAGATGTTTCTAGCGAACGCAATTGCTGACGACGATGGCGGGTGGACTAAGCATACGGAGTGGCACTGGTCCCGCACCGTGCATGGAGAGCGGCTTGACTACTGGCCTAGCCGGAAAAAGTTTCAGTGGAGGAACAAGGTCATGCGGGGCGACGTAATGAAAATAGTGCGGGGCGAATAATGAACACCATCGCCAAACTCACCATCACCCGCAGCGGGTATCTGATCGAGCTCACCGAGCTAGGCAAGCAGCTTGCGCCCGGAGAATACGAGCTTGTTCCAGTGCAGCAGGAGCCTGCGGCGTGGATTCTCAGGTCTGGAAGAGCGCGCTGGGTGGAGCTTGAAGACCCTGCCGCGGCCTCTGCCCTGCCAAAAGGGACAACGGCTATCCCGCTGTATACCCACCAAGCTACGCCCAAATTCACAAATCCCAACAAGGAGGAGGCCGATGCGCCGACCGAGACACGCCGTGACTGACGCCCTGCTGGCTACCCTGCAGGAGTTCGGGCCCATGACTTCTTTGGAGGTCTGGGAGCACAACAAAGACATCCCCCGTGCCGACCTGCGCAAGGCGCTGGCGCGTCTGGCTGAGCCAACCAAGCAGGCCCCACAGCGAGTGCACATCAGCGGGTGGACCCGCGACGCCGAGGGGTACCGCACCTACCTGCGCCCGATCTATTCCGCGGGCCCGGGTGACAACGCAGAGCGGCCGCCGGCCATCACCCGCACCGAGATCGCACGCAACTGGCAGCGCAAGCGCAGGACCAAAATCCGAACGAACTTCGTGTTCAATCTCGGCACGCCGCTCGACGTGCTTACCATGAAGCGCCTTGGGGGTGGGGTGTGAGGCTCTGCCCACTATGCTCTTGCCGCAAGCCATTCCCCGGGCCCGGCTGGGTCATTCGGCGCGTCAACAACCTGCGGACATGGGTCTGCGACGCCCACAAGTTAAGGAGCTAACGTGTACGAGTTTCTGTGGTTCGCCGGCGGGTTTGCATCCGGCCTTGGGTTCGTCGCCCTAGTTGTCCATTACATCCTCAAGTCGTTCCATGACTGACAAAAAACCATACGGGTACTACCCGGCGCAGATCGAACGGTATCTGCAGGATTTCGGGCCCACCACGCCCACCGAGCTGGCGCGTGCATTCGGGACAGAAGTCCGCACCATATCTAGCATCCTGTGCCGCATGAAGACCGAGACCCCGCAGTGCCGCAAGCGGGTCTACATCGCCGACTGGGTCTATGATCTGGAAGGCGCGCGCCGGTACCCCCGGCCGCGGTTCGCGCTTGGCAACGCACCCGATGCACAGCGCCCGAAGGCCAGCCCCAGGCTGAACAAGCAGCGATGGGCTGAAAACAAACGTGCACGGCTAACACAGAACTTCGTGTTTAACCTAGCCCTGCGTCCTAACGTGTACCACAAAGCAAATCATGAGCATTGACAGCATTGAACTCTGGCACAAGCGTGCGCGCCCAACCCCGACCGACCGGGATTTTCAGACTCAGTTAGGTTGCCATCTCGAAGAGTTAGTCGAGATGTTAGTATGCCTGCGCGGCACAGACGCTGCAGACACCGCTTGGCTGGACAGCCTTGCTAACAAAGCCGAGCTGGTGGCGAGTGGCCTGAAGAGCGGAAGCATCCGGGTCTCCATCGTTGACCGCGACGGGTTCCTCGACTCGCTTGCCGATCAGATCGTGACCGCCGTCGGCACGGGTCACTGCGCTGACATGCAGACCGCCACTGCCGTTCAGCGGGTCAATGAGTCAAACTGGACAAAGTTCGACGAGAATGGACAGCCCACGTTCGACGCCAATGGCAAGATCATGAAGCCCGCTACGTACCGCGCACCAAACCTAGAAGGACTTTACTGATATGGCTAACCCGTTAGATGTTCAAGTGGCTGGCGGCCACTACAAAGGCAAGCGTATCCAACCCGTCGAGTACATCTCGGCTAACAACCTAAACTTCCTTGAGGGCTGCATCGTCAAGCGGATTACCCGCTGGCGTGACAAGCCTGCCGAACACCGTTTCCAAGACCTTGAGAAGATCAAGCACGAAGTCGACCTGTTGATAGAGATGGAGAAGCGGTATGGCAACGACGCCGGAAGCCAAAGTAAAAGCTAAGGTGCACGCAGCCCTCAAGGCTGCTGGTGCATATAGTGTCAACTATATAGGTGGAATGTACGCCGCCAACGGTACGCCAGACATTCTGGCGTGCCTGCACGGCAGGTTCGTTGCCATCGAGGCCAAGGCCGGCAAGAATAAGCCCACCGCCCTGCAGATTCAGGCGCTTCGGAAAATCGACGCCGCGGGCGGGCTTGCGCTGGTCATCAACGAGACCGGCTTGGACTACCTGACGGAGTGCCTCAATGACATCCAAAACGCCCGATCCAATTACCACCTTCATTGCACAGCATCAACGAAAGCCCTCCTCGGAGGAGCTGGAGAGAGCGAAGACTCTTGAGCGCCGACGCAAGCGCTACGCCAAAAAGACCAACCTCAACTGGAGAGATGTAGATGACGACCGAGACCGAGATTTCCGCATTCACGACCCTGCTGATTACACGTCTCCAAACAACCTTCGATGATTTCGTGGCGCCTAAAGGAAAGCTGGGCCCGCTGCTGCGCGGGCTAGAGGCCGTGCGCAACGGAAACCCCCCTCCCGCCCCGTTTTCCCTGCTTCCGAAGCACGAGCTAGAGGCGATCAAAGCCGCGTACAACAAGGCACTGCTGGCCCAGTTCGAGGTGCAACTCGTGCGGGTACTGGCTGGGGACCTGCCACAGTGGAAAGACCCAGTATCACCGGATACGGCCAACTTGCTTAGCCGCTACGAGGAGGTTGACTATGTAGGGCTGATGCGGGCAAAACAGATGATGACCGACTACGCTAGGCAAGCTGGCCTTATGGGAAAGCAGTTCTGATGCCGGGTATTACTATTCTTATAGAACCCTAACTATGAGTGCTAAAAATACCGAAGCAACTTTTTGGGCTCGTGTCAACCGTGGCGCCCCATACGATTGCTGGGAGTGGGAAGGCGCGATAACTAGCAGCGGATATGGGAATACCTCTTGGCATGGAGCTAGGGTGCAAGCGCACCGACTAGCCTACTTTTTGGCTGTCGGGGGTATCGAGTTGAAGACTGGATTTAGGGACGCCGGGGTCGCAAAGGAGTATCAGAAATTTGTGCTGCACAGATGCGATAACCGACGGTGCTGCAATCCGGCACATTTGTTCCTCGGGTCTATGCGGGATAACCAAATAGACGCTTACTCTAAGGGTAGGAGGGAGCAGCCTAAGAGCATGCACGTAAACGCCAAAATACCAGCTGCAGAAGTGTCCCGCATTAGGAGTAGGTACAAGGAGGGCGGTATAACGCAGAAGGCGCTAGCCTCTGAATACTCAGTGTCGCAGGTATCCATCAGTTTGATACTCCGCAGAAAAACCTACAAGGACGTAGAGTAATGCCAGAATTAGTTACAGTAGATGCGGAAACGTTTTACTCACGAGATTTCAGTCTAACCAAGCTGACTACCGAGGCATACGTACGCGACAGCAGGTTCGAGGTCATCGGCGTGGCTATCAAGATCGGAGATGGGCGTACTACGTGGTACCCAAAGCCAGAAGTAGCCGGAGCCATCGAGAGTATCGACTGGTCGGACAAGCTGGTGCTGGCGCAGAACTGCGCCTTCGACGCGGCCATCCTGGCGTGGCGCTACGGCGTCAAACCGTTGGCTTGGCTGGACACGCTTGGCATGTCGCGCGCGCTGTTTCCGCACGAGAAGTCGCACAGTTTGGACGCGCAGGCCAAACGCATGGGGGTGGGTACCAAGGGCACTGAGGTGCACAACGCGCTTGGCATGCGGTATGAGGACTTCACCCCGGCGACGCTGGCTCCGTATGGCGCCTACTGCAAGAACGACGTTGAGCTGACCTACGGCCTATTCCAGCGCTACATGGCCATGGGCTTCCCCAAGCAGGAGCTCAAACTGATCGACATGACGTTGCGCATGTTCGTGGAGCCCGTGCTGAAGCTAGACGCAGACCTGCTGACCAAGCATTTGGTGGAGGTACGGTCACGCAAGCGAGAACTGCTGGAGCGGGTGCGCGACAACATGCTGGCCAACGCCGACCCGGACTACATAGCCACGGTGTTCTCCGAAGGCACGGAGGGTATCAAGAAGCTGCTGATGAGCAACGAGAAGTTTGCCGCTGCCCTGCAGTCCCTCGGCGTCGACCCACCGCGCAAAGTAAGCGCCACCACGGGCAAGGAGACCTGGGCGTTTGCCAAGACCGACGAGGCATTCAAAGCTCTGGAGGAGCACCCGAGCGAGGAGGTGCAAGCACTGGTGGCTGCGCGGTTGGGCAACAAGACGACGCTAGAGGAGACCCGCACGGAGCGGTTCATTGATATGGCGCGCCGCGGCGCGTTCCCGGTGCCCCTGCGGTACTACGGAGCACACTCCGGTCGTTGGTCTGGCCAGGACGCCGTGAACATGCAGAACCTTCCCTCCCGCGGTCCCAACGCCGGCGCCATCAAGAAAGCCATATTGCCCCCGGATGGGCACGTGATGATCGACTGCGACTCCGCGCAGATCGAAGCGCGAACCCTGGCGTGGCTGGCTGGGCAGGACGATCTGGTGCAAGCGTTCCGCGACAAGCAGGACGTTTACAAACTCATGGCGTCGAAGATTTACGGCGTGCCAGTGGAGGAAGTCACCCCATTGCAGCGGCAAGTCGGAAAGACCGTGGTGCTTGGGGCCGGCTACGGCGTCGGGCACGTAAAACTACAAGGGTTCCTGAAGGTTCAGGCCAAGGTCGAAGTTAGTCTGTCGGAGGCCAAGCGCATCATTGACACATACCGCGCGGCGGCCCCAAGGATCACGGAACTGTGGGCGCGCTCCGGCGACGCGCTGCGCGCGCTGATGATGGGTCAGGAGATGCCGATTGATGTACCCGGGCTGGTTCGTGTTGTACCCGGGCAGGGCCTGACGCTGCCAAGCGGGCTGTGCATTCAGTACCCAGAGCTGCGCGCGGTGACCGGCAAGGATGGCAAACGCGAGCTGGTGTACACGTCGAAGGGGCTGCCCGTCCGGATCTACGGCGGGAAGTGCTTAGGGGCAGACACAGAAGTTCTGACTCCTAGGGGCTGGGTGCCGATCGTATCCGTAGCAACCGACGACAAAGTCTGGGACGGTGTGGAATGGGTAAATCATTCCGGGTTGACGTTCCAAGGTTATAAGCCTACCATCGTACTGAACGGGGTCCGTATGACCGAGGACCACGAAGTTCTTACTAACTACGGGTGGCGAGATGCATCATCGTGCGAAGGACTATACGGGGCAGACTTTTGGATGCCTGACGGCAGTGAGGTACGCGGGGGCCGAACGGCGTTCCATCTGGGAGTTCCAGTGCCGATGCGGGGCGCGCGTAACCCGGACGGCGATAGACGTGGAGAAATATGCGAAGCGTGGTGGAAATTCGTCTTGCGGCTGCGCAGTCGGGGAAAAAAGTGCTACGCACGCGATGTCGAACCACCCAGCGTATTGGGTTTGGAGGTCAATGCGAGACCGCTGCAAGCTACCTTCGCATCAGGCGTGGCACAACTATGGAGCGCGTGGGATAACGGTATGCGCAGAGTGGGAGAAGTCGTTCGAGCGGTTTTGGCAGGACATGGGCTCTACATATCAGCCTGGGCTCACGCTGGATCGGAAAGACAACAACCTGGGATACAGCCCAGAAAACTGCCGCTGGGTGTCTATGGCCGTGCAAGCCGGGAACCGAAGGAACTCGCTCCCAGTGGACATCCGCAAGGCGCACGAGTTGACGGGGGTGCCGAGGTCTACACTGGAATTCCGATGGAAACGCGGCCTGTCTATGACCTCCTCAACGCCGGACCCAGATCGCGGTTCGTGGTCCGAGGTTCTTCGGGCCCGTTCGTAGTCCACAACTGCGTCGAGAACTTCACGCAGGCCATCGCGCGGTGCATCGTGGCTGAGCAGATGCTGCGCATATCCAAGCGGTACCCAGTGGTGCTGACGGTGCACGACGCTGCAGCAATCGTGGCGCCGGAGGCAAAGGCCGACGAGGCACGGGCCTACGTGGAGGAGTGCATGAGCTGGAACCCTGCCTGGGCGCAAGGGCTGCCACTGGCCTGCGAGTCTGGGGTTGGAGCGAGCTACGGCGACTGCTAAACTGCACGGGCACTTTAAAAGGAACTTCATGAAACTAGCCCATTCGTACTCATCAATCAAGCAGTTTGACACGTGTCCTAGACAGTACAACGAAGTACGCATACTCAAGAAATTCAAGTCCAGTGAAACCGATGCAACTCGGTATGGTACGGAGGTACACAAATCGTTGGAGCTCAACTTGATGGAAGGCCAACCCATTCCAGACAAGTTCAAGCAGTTCGAGCGGTTTGTGGCGCCCCTGCGCGGCTTGACCGGCACCATGCTGTGCGAGCAGAAGATGGGTATCCGCGCGGACTTCTCGCCGTGCGACTTCTTCGACCCCGAGGTGTGGTTCCGCGGCGTGCCGGACGTGCTGGTAGTGAACGGAGAGACGGCGCGGGTCGGGGATTGGAAGACCGGCAAGTCCAGCCGGTATGCTGACACGGCCCAGCTTGAGCTGATGGCTGGCATGGTGTTCGCGCACTATCCGGACGTGCAGCGCGTCAAGGGCGCCCTGATCTTCTTGGTGGCTAACGACGTGGTGAAGGCCGACTATACGCGCGACCAGTTTGCTGAGATCATGTCGAAGTGGGCAGGCAAAGCCTCGCAGATCGAGGCCGCCGTGGAGTCTGGTGTGTGGAACCCGCGCAAAGGGCCCCTGTGCAAGTTCTGCCCGGTGTCTGCAGACGTCTGCGAATTTAAGGAGTGAGCCATGGAAGGAAGTGGATATGCCTAGGAACCCCCGCGACTACCAGAAGGAGCGGGCCTACGACGGCAAGCCCGAAGTCAAAGCCAAGCGCGCGGAGCGCAACCGCGCCCGCCGAATGTACGAGAAAGAGCACGGCGACCTGCCGAGCTCCGTAGACGTAGACCACAAAAAGCCTTTGGCCAAGGGTGGCACGACCAAACTCGGCAACCTACGTGCTGTGCCGGCGGCCAAAAACCGCTCGTTTGCTCGCACCAAAACCGCTCGGATGAAGTAAACTGACCCTGCCGGCGGCTTCTCGCAGTTGCCGTTGGTATCTCCTTTGGGTTGAGACTTTTTGGCTCGGTAGTTTTACTACCGAGCCTCTTTTCCGTACGCGTACTATGCAAATCATTGAAAACCGTGCACTCCAATTCGTCACACGCAAAGCTGACCAGATCACTGCCCTCATACCAAAATCTAAAATACTCGACAGAAAAGACGACAAGGCAAAGGTCCTAGTGGACTGGAGCCACGAGGCATGGCAGCTGCTGCGCAACCTGGGCATCAAGAACGTGCCGCACCCGATCACGGGCCGGTACAAGTGGCCGGGCATCTACTCGCCGTTCAAGCACCAGATCGAGACCGCTGAGTTTCTTGTAGCTAACCCTAGGTGTTACTGTTTCAACGAGGCCGGAACCGGAAAGACTAACGCAGCCGCATGGGCATCTGACTTCTTGCTTAGCAAAGGGTTGGTTAAGCGGGTGCTGATAGTGTGCCCGGTATCGATCATGGACACCGCGTGGCGCGCGGACCTCTTCAGAACGCTGATGCACCGCAGTGTGGGTATAGCGTCGGGCACGCGTCCGCAGCGAGAGGCCGTCATTCGCAGCAACTACGAGTTCGTCATCATCAACTTCGATGGTGTGAAAGTGGTGCTAGACGCTCTGCTGGAGGGTGGCTTCGATCTGGTAATCATTGACGAGGCGACAGCAGTCAAGAACGCGCAGACCGAGCGGTGGAAGGCGCTTAGTGCAGTGTGTAAGCCCGGGGTACGTGTTTGGGCTATGACCGGCACGCCGGCCGCGCAGTCTCCGCTCGACGCCTACGGGCTGGCAAAGCTCGTTCGGCCCGAGTCCGTGCCGAGGTCGTTTACGTTCTGGCGCACTTTGGTGATGAACAAGATCACGCAGTTCAAATGGGTGCCGCGGCCAGAAGCCAAGCAGATCGTGCATGAGGCGCTGCAGCCGGCCTTGCGATTCACCAAGGAAGAGTGCCTGGACTTGCCGGACCTGCTGTTCACCTCGCGCGAGGTACAGCTGACGCCTCAGCAAACCAAATACTACGACACGATCAAGCAAAATATGGTGGCCCTAGCTGCGGGCGAAGAGATCACTGCGGCTAACGCAGCGGCGCTAATCAATAAGCTCCTTCAAATTTCTCTAGGCGCGGCGTACACGGACACTAAAGATATTATTGAGTTTGACATAAGCAACCGCGTAGACGAGCTCATGGACATCATCGCTAGCACTAAAAACAAAGTGCTAGTATTTGTACCATACCGGCACGTCACGACAAAACTGGAGGCCGAGCTCAACGCCCGCATCGTCAAGCTGATCGGCGACCAGCCGGAGTCGTATCAAGTAGCTCATATCCATGGGGGTACGCCTGCGGGCCAGCGCGCGGAGATCATCAAGAACTTCCAGACCGAGGACACCGTGAAAGTTCTATTGCTGGCCCCGGCAGCCGCCGGGCACGGCATCACTCTCACCCGGGCGGATCAGATCGTCTGGTGGGGGCCTACGACGTCGGCCGAGCTGTATCTGCAGTGCAACGCCCGAGCGCACCGCGCGGGGCAGCGCAATTGCGTAACCGTCACGCACCTGCAGGGCAGCCCCGTGGAGAAGCGCATGTACGCCGCCTTGCAAAACAAGGTCAGCGACCATGTCGACTTGGTCGAGCTCTACAAACAGGAGATCGCTTGACCGTTTGAAACTTCACAATGTATAATTAGACCCACTAACCCAAAGGAACAAAAATGGACGCTGACAAGCTCGTCAAGGCCTACATCAAGATTCGCACCGCGAAGGAAGAACTGGTCAAGAAGCACGAAGAAGAGCTGGCCAAGCTGCAGGAGCAGATGGCCGTTATCGAAGCCGAGCTGCTGGAGCTCTGCAAAGAGACCGGCCAAGACGGGGGCAAGACCCAGTTCGGCACCTTCACCCGCACCGTCAAGACGCGCTACTGGACAAATGACTGGGGCAGCATGTACCAGTTCATCTCCGAAAACAACGCGCTCGACCTGCTGGAACAGCGTTTGCATCAAACCAACCTCAAGCAGTTTTTGAAGGACAATCCTGATAAGATGCCCGCTGGTTTGAATGCTGACTCCAAGTATTCAATCCTCGTAAGGAGAGCAAAACCCCAAGTGCCTTGAATCTCAACCCAACCCACAACCCAAACCAACTGCAGCTTACAAACATGTTCACCATCGAAACCAACATCCCCGTCCCCGCTCGTGCCTCTGGCGGCAAAATCCTGTACCCCTTCGCTTCGATGCAAGTGGGCGACAGCTTCCTGGCCACCTCCGAGCTGCCCATCACCCCCGAGCACCGCCGTCGTATCTCTGCAGCCACCGCTGCCTATGCGCGTCGCAACCCGAGCCTGGGCGTGAAGTTCTCTGTTCGTTCCACCGAGCAGGGCCTGCGCGTCTGGCGCGTGGCTTAAGGGGTATAACATGAGCGAAGCCCAACGCCCCCTTACGTTCGGTGAAAAAGCCGTAGGTCTCACGTTCAACCCCAGCAACGATCCTACTGTGCAAGCCATCAAACAAAAGTTTGCCGATGTGATCGACGAAATTCACGAGCTCCGCACCAATCAACCCAACGCTGAAATCGCGCGCATGGCGAGCATCGCTATCACTGAAGCGCAAACCGCGCAGATGTGGGCGGTAAAAGCCGCCACGTGGTCCAACTAACCTATCCAATCCTGTCAAATCATGAGCAACATCACTCTTTTCAAGCAAGGCGGCTCCGTCGTTCCCGATTACCTGCGTGAGGTCGACGAGACCACGAAGCTGCTGGCTGGCAACAGCGGCGGCAAGCAGATTTCCATCAAGGGCGGCGTGTGGCGAATGATCGTCGGCGGTGAAGAGGTGGCCAAGAACGAGGACCGTGCGATGAATTTCGTCGTCCTTGCCGCGGCCCCCAAGGTGCACCGCACGTTCTTCATGGAGAAGTACGAGGACGGCAAGACCATTGACCCAGCCTGCTGGTCCGCTGATGGCGTGGCGCCCAACGAAGAAGTGCCGGCGACTACCCGTCAGAGCAGTGCTTGCGCCACCTGCAAGCAGAACATCGCGGGGTCTGGTGAAGGCAACAGCCGCGCGTGCCGGTATAGCCGCCGCCTTGCAGTGGCGCTGGAGAACGACATCTCGGGCAACGTCTACCGCCTGCAGCTGCCGGCCAAGTCGATCTTCGGCAAACCCGAAGGCGAGAAGATGCCCCTGGATGCTTACGCCAAGTTCTTGGCTGGCCACGGCGTGCCGATCACCGGCGTGGTCACCGAGGCTCGCTTCGACACCAGCGAAGCTGTGCCAGTCCTGAAGTTCCGCGCCGTGCGCTCTCTCAGCCGCGAGGAGTGGGAAGAGGCTAAGGCCGCAGCCAAGACCGACGACGCCCAGCGCGCCATCGAGTTCAAGATGGTCGTGAAGCCCAAGGACGGCAATGGCATGGCAGCCCATGCTCCGGCAGCAGCACCTCGCGCAGCAGCCCCCGCAGCTTCTGACGACATTCCTGAGCCGACCAAGCGTTCCACCCGTAAGGAGACGGCAGCTACGCCGGCGCCTGCCGAGGATCGCGCAAAGGCGGTGCTGGACGAGTGGGCTACGGATGACTAAGGTCAGTCAACGGGGCTACGACACAAACGTAGCAAAGAAGGTGCTGGGGGTCTCCCCCAGCTCCGCAGTGATCCGACTCGGACACTTCTGCGTGGTCAACAACATTTCTGCTGCCCACGTGGCCTCGCGGCTGGGAGTTTCCAGAACTACGGTGTATTCGTGGTTCACCGGTACCCACACCGCGAGGCCGAAAGCAGAAGCGTTGGCTGCAAAGCTGCTTGCCGAGTTACAAGCTCAACTGCAATAATCCTTCGCTCTGGGGGATAGGCCCGGCTGATCCCCGGGTGACAAGGCGGGACACGGGACCGCTTCCCCCAGATTTTTACCCGCTCCTCGACCCCCGTGAGGTACCGTGATCGACTTCTTTCAGTCCGTACTGCCTTCGTCCGGCTCCTACTGCATAGTAGGAATCAATCAGGGACGACTCAGGCACAGCTTCTACAACTCGCTGGAAGCCGCAGAAGACCGGGCAACCGCGCTTGACGCCGCCGGCGTAGACGCCTACTTTGCCCTCGCTACCTTTGACCAAGAAAGCCGTAAGGCGGAGCATTCTGTAGCCCTGCGTTGCTTCTTCGCCGACATTGACTGCGGCCCCAACAAACCATACCCGGATCAAGCAGCTGCCGCTGTCGCGCTGCGTGCGTTCCTTACGGCGTCTGGGCTGCCCGAGCCGACCGTTGTGAACTCTGGTGGTGGCTTGCATGTGTACTGGCCGCTCACCGAAGACCTGCCCACCGCCACGTGGAAGCCAGCCGCCGAGGCGTTCAAGCGCCTGTGCGTGCAACACAAGCTGGCTATCGACCTCTCCTGCAGCGCCGACGCTGCCCGCATCCTGCGCGTTCCTGGCACCAACAACTACAAGCAAGCCACGCCGCGCCCCGTTCAGATCATCTCAGCTGGCAAGCCGACCGCATTCTCGGAGCTCCGCAAGCTCCTGCCGGCCGTGGCCGACCTTGCCATCGCCAGCTCGTTCGGAGTCGACGAGACCACTAAGGCCATCGCCACAGGCGAACTGCCGCCCAGCAGCTTCGCCAAGATTGTGCGCCGCAGCATAAAAGGCAGCGGGTGCGCGCAGATCGCGCAGGCTGTGACCGAGGCAGCCACCCTTGAGGAGCCGCTATGGCGCGCGGCGCTGTCTATTGCCTGGAACTGCGAGGACGGCAGTCGTGCGGTGCACAAGCTGTCGCAACCCCACCCGGAGTACAACCCTGAAGACACAGTGGCCAAGGCCGAGCGCCTGACTGGAAAGCCGTACACCTGCGAGTGGTACCGCCTGAACAACCCCTCCAAGTGCGAAGGCTGCACCCACAAGGTGACCAGCCCGATCGTGCTGGGCACGTTCATCCCCGAGGCCAAGACCGACGATGACGGCGCTGTGCCTGTGCAGGCACCGGTCGAAGCGCTCCATGACGGCCAAGTGCAGTTCGTGGACGTCAAGATTCCTCCCCTGCCAAAAGGCTTCTTCCGCGGCGAGAACGGTGGCATCTACATCCGCAAGCTCGGCGACGACGGCGAAGAGGAGCACATCGAGGTGTATGCCCACGACCTCTACGTGACTGAGCGTTATTACGACTCGGACGAGAGCGGCGACGGCGACGGTGAGCTGGTGTCTATCAACCTGCACTTGCCGCAAGATGGCTTGCGCCGGTTCTCTGCCCCGCTCACAAGCCTGTTCTCCACGGACAAGCTGCGGGACACCCTTGTCAAGCACGGCGTCGTTATTTACGGTAAGCAAGTAGGATTAGTCATGGCATATCTAGCGGCATCAGTTAGCAAACTGCAATCTAGTGTGCGGTCTAGCCGCACTCGCAATCAAATGGGGTGGACCACCGAAAACACGTTTGTGGTCGGTGAGTTGGAATACACGCCGTCCGGCGTCACGCTCGCGCCACCCGCAAGCGGCATCCGGCAACTCGCCCCCAAGTTCCACCAAAAGGGCACGCTGGAAGAGTGGAAGACCGTGATCGACTTCTACAACCGCCCGGGCATGGAGCTGCACGCCTTTGCCTTCTTCGTCGGCGCCGGCTCTCCGCTTCTGCAGCTGCTGAACAACCAGCAGGTTCGCGGCGCCGTGGTCAACTTGGTCTCCAACGGGTCGGGCACTGGCAAGACCACAGCCCAGATGGCCATCAACTCGCTTTACGGGCACCCCAGCGAGCTCTTGATGACGCAGAACGATACGTTCAACGCGAAGCTGCACAACCTCGGCATGCTCAACAGCCTGTGCATGACGGTGGACGAAATCACCAGTGAGACACCTGAGCGGCTGTCGGCGCTCGTCTACGGCGCAACTAGCGGCCGCGCAGCGCACCGCATGGAAGCCCAGTCGAACAAGCTGCGCAACAACAAGACCACGTGGTGCACCATCATGGTCACGTCGAGCAACGCCGTGCTGTCAGAGGCGATTCTGGTGCACAAAGCCGCGGCCGACGGTGAGCTCAAGCGGATCATTGACCTGCACATGCCGACCCCGTCGGACGTTACGAAGCAAGAGTCGGACCTCGTGTTCCGCAAGCTGGGCTACAACTACGGGGTCGCCGGCCCGATCTTCATTCAGCACGTCGTTGCCAACCGCGACGAGGTGTGCCGGCAGCTGGAGTCCCTGCAGGTCAAGCTGGATCAGGCGATGGGCCTGGAGCGCAGTGACCGGTTCTACTCGGCGACGTTCACCGTGGCGATGATGGCGGCGCGCATCATGGAGCGCCTGGGCCTGCACTCGATCGACATCAAGCGGGTGTTCACCGCCGCTATGGCCGCAGTGGCTGCCAACAAAGAGAGCTCATCCAAGGCCGTCGGGCAACCGCAGGCGCTGGCGCTGGAGACCCTGTCTCAGTTCATCACGCAGAACGTCGGCAACACCCTGGTCATCAACAGCGAGGCCAGCAATACCGCTACGGTGGACATGCCGCGCGGCCCGCTGCGCATCCGGTACGAGCCCGACACGCAAGAGATGGTCATCGTGGCCTCCGACCTGCGTAGCTTCTTCGTGGACCGCCGCGTGGACTTCCGCAGCAGCATCCAGCAGTTCATCAACATGGGCGCGCTCAAAGTCAGCAAGGAAGGCTCCCCAACCATGACGCGTAGGCCAGCCGCCGGCGCCCACGGTTCGCTGAAGGGCGCTCCGACCCGGTGCTACGTGTTCAATGCAGAAGTTCTCGGCGTGCAGAAGCTGCTCGATGACGAATCCGAAGCTGAATGACCTGCAGGTGCTCAACATCTTCGGGGCGGATTACTTCATAGACTGGCCCCGACTGCAGCGGGGCATGTCGTTCTTCCTCCCTACAACAGCTACGGCTAGGCAAGTGCAAACCGCGCTGCGGCCGGTGGCTACTGCGTTCAACTACGAGTTTGCGACCCGACCCCGGTGCGAGTATGGGCGCTACGGGGTCAGGGTCTGGCGCGTTCGTTAGAGCTGTGCGGCGGCCCGCAGCTCGCGCAGCGGGAAGTCCTTGAGCAGCTCGGTCTCGGCAGCCTCCAGCTCCTGCAGCAGCTCCATCTTCTGCGCCCCAGTCAGCTCAGTCGCCGGCGCGGCGTTCACCGCGCGCTTCTCGCGCCGAATCTCAGCCAGGGTGCGGGCGGCGTCCTCGACGGTCTCGACCACTGCCAGACGGGCAGCAACCTTCTCATCCTGGGTGTAGCCTTCCAGCAGCTGCGGAGCGCGGCGCTCCAGGGCGTCGGACGTCACCTTGACCTTACGCACAGCGTCGCGGAGCTCGAAGAAGTCGGCCTCCAGGCCGGACTCGTTGCTCTTGGTGACCACCGCGCCGAGACCTGGGAACGACGCCACCGCGTCGCGGAAGGTCATGTCCGCGCGCTCGACTTGCCCCACTGGGCCCAGCAGGAAGTTGGTGGCGTACAGCGCGAGCCCGCCGACAGAGCCGAAGTACCCGCGGATGACATGGTCCAGCGCGATCGGCGAGACGTTGTCCCGGCCGAACATGGGCGCCAGCGCCTTGGACAGCTCCGACGTGCTGTCGTTGTACTGCATGAACTTTTCCTGCTGCGCCTCGTAAGGGCCGATCAGCGCGCGCTTCGTGAAGAAGTTGTAGTTGGTCGCGACTTCAGCAGTCGGCTTGAGCACTTGCGGCACCGCGGTCGGGCTGAGCACCGTATCCAGCAGGGCGTCACGCATGGCCTTCTTGAACTTGGCCGGGTCAGTCGTGCCGTTGTCCACCAGCGTGTTCCACAGGTACTCGCCAGTGATTTTGGGCATCAGGAACACGTCAGGGCGCAGCGGGATGCCGACGCCGAGACCCGGCACGAGCAGCATCCGGTCCCGCTTGTAGGCAGGGATTTCCTCGTACTCGTCGTCGCCGCTCACCAGCGCCGCGTAGACAAACGACATGGCCATCGTGGCTGCCGTCATCTGGGCCAAGGTCTTGAAATGGTCCGCACGCTGCGTCGGCGACAGGCCCTCTCCAGTAGCCGTTTTGGCAACCACGTGGGTGGCGGCCAGATACGCGTTGAAGAACGGGATTAGCTGCGCGGCAACCGTCAAGGTGCCGCTGCGGCCGCGGTAGCGGAAGTTGATGATGTCCGCCGCCTTCTTCATGGCCTCTGCGCGGCTCAGGCCCTGCTCCAGCGAAGCCTCGTAGACCGCTTGCCGCACCGCGTTGTCCGACGCCATGGAGATATGGTGCAGTGCACCAAGCACTCGCTGTTTGAACCCAGGTGATCCCTTCACGCCGGCCGCCACCTCGAAGTCATTACGCCGAGTCGCCGCAGAGGCGTCTTTCTGGCCGGCGATACCGTAGCGGCGCAGCGCCTCGTGGGTCTGGCTGGTTCCTCGCAGGGTCTTGACGAACTCCTTGACCGCCCGTGCCGGAATGGTCATCGCGTAGCGCGGCTTCAACCCCGACGTGAACATCGCAGCGAACGAGTCTTGCGGCACCTGAAGCACCGGGAACAGGGGGAACAGCACCACGCTTTGGCGCAGCACGTTCGCAGTCTTGGTGGCCCAGTTCAGCGCTGGAATGGCTACACCCTCCATGCCTTGGAAGGCTTCCAGCACACCCGGGGTCTTGACGTCAAAGTAGTGCACGCGGCCGTCCCGGTACACGCGCGCCACGTTCATGCCGCGCTGCGGGGCTTCCACCTTCTCGGCTAGCCCGGTTTCCTGCAGAGCATCCAGCATGTCCGACGCCTTGCGGTTGCGCACGCCGCGCTCCACAGCGTATCGGGTCCAGCGGATCGTGTTGTCAAAGATGTCAGCCACAGGGCGGGTGGAGCCCTTCATGCGCTTGTCTGCCTGCACCATGAAGCTGGACATGAACTCCTTGGGCCCCTTGCCGGCTTCGGCTTGCTCGTCGCGGTAGAACGGCACGTAGGCTGCGCGGTCCAGCAGAGCGTCGGCTTCTTCGCGGGAGTACATCCCGCTCTCAACCATCAGGTCCAGCGTATTGCCACGGATGCCGTCCCAAATCTTCGTGGCTTCGCGCAGCTCAGGGATCGTGTTGTAGAGCTCCAAGCCGCGGCGGACTTCGTCCGGAGTGCGCTGCAGCAGTTTGACTCGCTCTCGCGTGGCTTTGGCAGCCGCCTTGTTTCCGGCAGCCTCTTGGCGCGCCGCGATGTTCTCCAGGCGGTTGTTCTCGTCGTTCAGGGCCTGCGTGCGCGCCGCCTCGGTGGCAAAGTGCCACATGCGCTCCACCTCAGCGGTATCGAGCCCGTACTTTTGCGCGATTCCAGCGAATTTGGCCGACAGGTTGTTGAAGTTGTACTGCGACTTGACCGTCTTCCAGTTGTGCGTCTCGGCGTCATAGCGCGCGGCTCCGTCAGACATGTACTGGTCGGCGAAGTTATCGCTGTGCACAGCAGCGTGCGTAGACACGCGCAGCAGCATGTCAGTGACCTGCGGGGAGGTCATGTTGGCAGCGATCGCAGCGCGGCGAACTTCGCTCTGCAGCGTAGCGTCCGTGGACCACACGAGGTTACTGAACCGGTTGTAGATGTTGCGGGCCGACTCCCGCAGCGAGCGGGTGGCCTGTTGCGGGTTCTGCAGCGTGCTGGTGATCGCCTCGCGCGCCTTTTGCGTCAAGGTCGGGTCCGGCTCTTGGGGCTTGCCGAGCGAGTCCGCCAGCTCACGTGCGCGCTGTGCGGGGGCAGCAAGCGACTGGCTCGCCGGCGCGCCGCCCACCTGCGGGGTATCGAACCATGCGTCAGCCGCGCCAGGGCCCATGGCGTCGAGGAACTTTGCCACCGACTCCGCAGGTACGTATTTCTTGCCTTGCACGGCTGCCGCCAGCTTGCGCAGCTGAACCGCCAGCGCCGAGAAGAATCGCTCCACCAGACCGACCGGCTTTTCCGACGTGGTTGCCCAACGGGACGTGTTGTCTGCAAACCATTCCGCAAAGCTCTTCCAGTACGACGACAGATCATCAGCTTGGAGAACCTGCGGGGTCTTGGCGATAGTTTCTGCCGCAGACTCGCGGTTACGCAGGCTGTCGATCAAATCTCGGGCCGACTTGCCTTTGGTACTACGGAGCCACTGCTCAAACTCTTTCTTGACCGCCGCTTTGGTGGCCGCAGGGGCGTTGTTGTACGCGACCTTCTCAATCAGGTGCCCAAGCTCGTGCGTCAGCACTTCAATAGTGCGCGCTTCCGACATACCGGGCTTGACCGAAATGTAAAAGTCTTTTTTGTCCCGCCCAAACTGGCGAACCGATCCGTTCTCATTGGCATCTAGCCCAGCCGACATTGCAGAGTAGTACGGGCCGTACAAGTTGTAGGCAGCTTGGCCTTGGCGCGCGGCGTCAGGATGCAGCAAAAAGACCCGTACGCGGCCTAGCCCCATGGCCTGCATAAGGTCAGCCAAGTACGCGGTGTACCTCGGGTCTACGTCTGCGGTCGCCGCCACATTACTAACGGCTCCAGTAAATGGGCCGTCGGGAGCTGCCGCCGCCGCGTCCGCCTGAGCCTGCACGTCAGAAGCCTTAGCCTTCAGCAGCTCTGCGCGCTCGTTAGCCGAGAACAGGTCGCCCGTGTACGACTCAATGTCCATGCGCGTGCGCAACCCGCCGTCGCGTTTGACGCCTACATAAACAGCACCGCCGGTAAACGCGCTGTACCCGCGCACGAGGGCAACCGCTTCGGATACAGGAATGACTACACCGCCGAGGTCTTTGGCGTGCCCAGCAACCCAGGAGGAATCAATCGGTGCAGGAGCGGGGGGCTCGACGGGCGCAGGGGGCTCGACGGGCGCAGGGGGCTCGACCGGAGCGCGGGCTGGGGTAGGCTCCGAGGTGGGTGCCGGAGCAGCCTTAGCGCGCGGCTTGCGCGGAGCCCGCAGGTCCAAGGCCTCCTGTGCCGACTTGGCGCGCGCGACGTCTGGCACCTGCCTCCAGGCGTCGGCCAGCTGTGCTTGGCGTTCTTGCTCCGCACGCTGCGCTGCGGCGCGCTCCATGTCGGCTTGATACCCAACGGGCTCGGGGAATAGCGGCAGCTGGCCGCCAACCGGCACGGGCGCCGGCAGCTCGAAGTCTTCTGCCGCACTGGCTTCCGCCGGCTGGGCCTCGGGCTCCGCCCGACGGGCCGCACGGGCCCGTGCTTCCGCGGCTCGCAGCGCCCGCTCGAACTCCGCCACCGGCATCATCTTGGCCACAAAGTCGCCGACAGCTTCGTTGTCCGGGTCGCTTGGCGTCTGCTGTACACGCACCAGCTCGTCCATGGCCGCGTCGAACTCAGCCTGAGTAGTGGCCGTCTGCAGCGCGCTTAGTGGAGCGGGAGTACCTCCCGCCACTGCATTGTCTGCACCAGCAGGTTGCTCACCAGCTCCCACTCCGGCCCCGTCAAGTGGCTCAGCTCCGGCGGCACCGGCAGCTCCGGGTCCTCCATCGCTAGGTACGCCCACGCCAAACTCAGCTGTTGGTCGTTGATCCTCTGGCTCAGGTCGAAGTGCACTTCCAGCGGGCGCTGGAGCGGGTTCTGGGTAGATCGTGTCAAAGATATCTCCACGGACAAGTTGGCGTTTGCCGACAAACTCGTCGCGCCGTGCGCGAGCCTCCGCCGGGTCGAGGTTCAGGATGCCAGACAAGAATTCCTGGCCGCGTTTGGTCTTGGCCCAGTTCAACGTGCTGGGGGGCAGGACGTCTTCGGTCAAGCTCGGGTGCGTTAGCAGCTCCGGCTTCTTGCGCTTGGTAGGCTCCGGGATGTTGTCTGGTTGCGGTGCAGCAGAAGGCCCCCCGAGGTCCATAGGCTCGGCCGTAGTCGGCATGCCAGCAGGAGTGCGGCGCAGCGGCAGCCGCATTTGGCCAGCGGTTTCGAGGTCTGCCGCAGTCGGCGCCGTCGGCTCGGGCTCTGGCTGCACAGGCAAAGTGCCCGGCATACCCATACCGCCGAACTCCATCTGCTGGGGCTCGGTCGCGGCAAACGCGCTGGTGCGCGCCATCTCGGCATCCATGGCCTCTTGCGCAGCGCGGGCGCGTTCGGTTTCCACCGCCGACTTGACCTGCTCACCTTGCAGCTTACGGATGGCTTCGATTTCGGCGCGCTGCGCGGGCCCGACCGGCTGCGCGAGAATGGCCTGCTTGCGCTTTTCCAGTTCTTCGTACGTGAGAGCGGCGAGATCAGCTTCAGGCACCGGTTCGGGTTCTGCAGTGCGCGCTGCCTGCTCCGCAGCCCGGGCGGCTTCTCGCTCCCGTTGCGCTACGTCCTCGGCAGTTTCCGCCGGAGCAGCGGGGGCTGCGCCGCGCGCGCGGCGGCCAAGAGCCAAGTCCAGCACGCCTTGTGCGATCGCACCGACGGCGCCGCCGTAGGCAGCCTGCTCGCCAAGCCCCTCGATCAGCTGCTGCTCAGGCTTGTAAACGCCTTTGGCAATCAGGTTCTGTGCGAAGCCCGACGCGGCTTCCTGCGCGGCTTCTTCTCCGCCGGCCAGCAGTGCGCGCTTGACCAGCTGGACGCCAGTGGCCGTGACATCGGGCGGCAGGCGGCCGACGATGCGGAACGGCGCGAACACTTCCAAGGCGCCAGGAATGATGCCGAGGCCGGTTGCGGCCGCGCGCTCTTCTGCCGTGGCACCCGCTTGCTCTGCGCGCGTGCGGGCCTCTCCGGCACCAGCCCCGATACCAAGGGACGCTGCAGCGGCCATGCCCGGCAGACCGAACGGTGCCGCCGCCAGGATAGGGATCAGGGAGCCGCCGGCTTCGCCGAGCTTGCGGCCGATCGTTTGCTCGTACCCAGGAGCGGCAGCGAAGGGCGCCTTAGCAGCGCCGGCCACATCGGCAATGCCTTTGCGGACCGCGGGTTCGTACTCATCAGGCAGTAGGGCAGACGCGCCGATCGCGGCTTGCTCAACCAGACCCACCGCGCCGGGCACGAGGCCCTTGAACGCCTCTTTGACTTGACCTCCGACGGTTGGCTGCGGCGCGGATGCCGCCAGCATCCGCTTTACCGCTGCCTGAATGACGCTGGGTGGCGTGCCATCAGGGAATTCAAGGATTCGTCCATCTGGCAGCTGCGCCTCAATCGTCATAAAACCCTCACTGGATCATGTTGCCTTGCGCGTCGAACTTGATACGCGTAGTAGATTGCGAGTTTACTGCAGAGGCTGGCGTTTCGGCACCCTCTGGGCCCAGCGCAGCCAGCTGAGACCGCAGTCGGGCTTGCTCCGCCTGCAGCTCGGCCTTCTTAGCTTTGTCCTCGGGACGGAACACGTTTTTGTACTGGCCCAATTGACGGTCGACCGACGCGAGCTGCGCGCTGATGCGCAGCCGCGCTTCTTTGGTGCCGGCAAGGGCGGCGGTGCCGGATGCTCCGCGGCCCGACGTGTAGATACCAGCGACGCGCTCGGCGCTGGCCTGCGCCTGTTTTGCCAGACGCTCTTTGACTTGCGTCTCGTACAGCGTCTTGTTGTCTTCGCGAGTGGCGGTGTACCCGAGGTCTTTGGCCAGCGTAGCGGTCTCCCGCAGGGCGGCAGCTTCCAGTTTGCGCTCTTGCGACTTGAGCTCGCGGCGCTCTTTGCCGGTCGCCATGTCTTCCTGGCGGCGCAGGTCTGCAATCTTGTCCAGCGTGTCGTTGAGTGCGTCGCGGCGCTCGGCGATCTTCTCCATCTGCTTGGTGTAGGCCACGCGGCCCTGCATGGCCCCCTTGCCGATGTTTGCAATCGCGTTCGGAGACTCTCCGCTCAAGATGGCGAAGCCAGCTTCGATCCATGCGCTGCGTTCCGCTTCCTTCTCCTTCCCGCCAAGGGCTCCTAGCTCCTCTTTGGCACGGGCTTCGCGCTCGCCGCCGAGCGGCTTGCGGGCAGCTACTTCAGCTTCAAAGTCTTCGCGGGCGGCACGCGCGGCGTCTTGCTCGGCTTTCTGCGCTGCAGCCGTGCCCTCTTCGACCTTCTTGCGCTCTTCAGCGACGCCTCGGTTGAGAAGCTCGCGGTCGGACATGGCCTGCGCGGCCGGAGCCAGCCCGGCAATACCGGCAGTGCGCGGAGCGCCAGACGCTGCCACGGGGGCGGCAGTGGCCTTGGGTACCGAGGCCGCGTCAGTGATACCGGCAACAGACGGGCCGCGCTGGAGTTTGGCCATCTCGGCGTCGACTTCCGGTTGAGCTTCGGGCGGAAGCGCCGTGGTAATACCACTCATTGCAGGGCCGCGCGCCAGCCGCGCATCTTCGGCAGGGCTCACGCCACGCTTGGCTTGCTCAGCCTTGATGGCTGCGTCGATACCCGACGTATCAGACCCGGCGGCCACATACCGCTGGCGGGCGGCCAGCAGGCTCTCCAACGTATCGCCGCTAAACAGCGACTTCACAGCGTCAAGCAAACCGCCGCTGTTTTCGTACGGGCTGCGGGTTTCGCGGTACATCCACGGCACATACCCACCGTCTTGGAACGCCACCACACCGCCGTCGGCGAACATCTCTTCCGGCACGTCCAGCGCCATCAGGCCGGCCATGACCTCATCGGCAACCGTGCGCTCTTCCTGCGGGGGCTGCACTTGGCGCGCGGCGGCTTGGCGCAGCTGCTGGCGGTCCATCATCTCTTTTTCAGCAGCGAGGCGTGCCAGCGTCGAGATGGTAGGCGCCTGCGCGCGCTCGGCCAGTTGCTCGTCACCAAGCAGACCGGTGATGCCGCCCTCCGCGTAGCCGGTAATCTCCCCGCCCTCGGCCTTCGACAAACCGTAAGCGAGCGTGCCCAGGCCGGCAACCGTCTGCAGTGGAGATGTAGGAGCGCCGTAAACCGACTGAGTCACCGAAGAAGTGAGCGGCGCCGTGCCGCGGATCGCGTCGAGCAGCAGGGCTTGCTGCTGGTACGGATACTGCTGCTGGGCTTGGAAGTCGGCGTAACGTTGGCTGAGGATGTCCTGCATGGCCTGACGCTGCTGGGCCCCCAACTGCTGTTGCTGGGTGGTGATGTCCATCTGCTGGCCGAACTGCTGACCACCAAGCGTGCCCAGAACACCGGCACCTTGCAGAGCGGTCTGCAGACCCTGCAGCCCCAGGCCGGCGCCGAACTGGCGAGACTGCTCAAGGCGCTGCTGCTCATCGGAGAACATCTTGGCCGCTTGGTCGTACGCAGACTGCAGGCCGCGGGCCTGAATGTCGCCCTTCTGCAGGGCCAGATTTCGCGCAGCTTCCGCGTCCATGATGGCTTGTCGGCTGCCGCCGAACGCGCCGGCGCGCACCGCCTGCGCACCACGCTCAGTACCGGCGATCTGGGCCTGCCGCTCCGCTTCGCGCTGCTGGATGTCAACCACACCCTGCATGTACGGCGACATGTAGGCGCCCATCTGCGAACCGAACTGACCGGTCTGGTATGGAGAGAACTCAGTGCCGAGCCCGCCTAGCGCCGCCAGCCCGGCAACGCCGGACGCTTGGCCAATCTGAGGGGCCACCGTTTGTTGGCCGGCAGCCTGGAACGCCTGCTGCTGCAGGGGGCTGAACTGAGCAATTCGCTCGCCCGTGTACGGCTGGTACGGCTGCTGGGTCAGAGCTTCCAGCTTGCCGAACGACTCCAGCATTGGCTGCTTGAGCCAATCCGGAATGGTTTTCTGCTCGACCGTTTGCGTAGTAGGCCCGCTGCTACCGCTATCCATTTAGGTGCTCCTTACGGTACTCATCGTACCGTTCGTAAAAAACTGCTTTCCACATTTTAGGGATGACGGTTTTGGCTTGCTCCGCCCCTACGCATACGTGGATAGCGTACGCAATGATGTTTCCAACTGCATACCGCAGGCCGTGCGCGATCTCTATGCCGTGCGGGTCTTTCTCCCGTTCAAACTGGTTGGCAGCCTCGTACGAAGAGACCACCACTAGCCACATCGGCAAGATCGCATCCTGAACCCGGCGGTAGAACGGATTGGCAGGCAAGTACACGAGCGTGGTTAGAAACGCGTGATTGATCTTATCTTCGCAGACATCTTTGTCTTTGTCGACCAGATCGTCCCAGATATGGCCGAGGTTGACCAGCAGCCGGTACATGTTGAGGGCGTCTTGGTTGCCCCCAAACCATTCGATGTCGCCGGCTTGCCAGTTCATCAAACCACCGCTTTCGGGTTAACCGGGCGCTGCTGCGTCGATTTGCCGTGCGCAGCCCGACGGACTTTCTCCATCATCGCGTACAGCTTCTTGGCACCGCCGATGCGCTTCACGGTCTCGGGCGGCACATACGCTTCACCGTCGGCCACGCGCGCAGGCTGCTTACCCTCGATTGAAGTGGGGATCGAATCCGACAGGCCATCGCCAGGGCCCTTGATTGGCTTCACGTCGCCAAGGCGCTGCGCCAGCGCGCGGAGGCCGGCATCGGTGCTTCCGTTGCCCAAGGCGCTAACCACGTCTGCGGGGATCACAAAGCCGCCTTTGGCCATGCCGCCCTCTGCAAGCTGCACGTAGCGGCCAGACGACTGCTCGTAGCGATACCGAGGGCGCTCGTCTGCCTTCGGCGCCAGCAGGCCGGTTATTCCGGCCATTTGCCCTGCGTCGTCAACGGCGCCAGCGGGCTGCTGGGAGCCGCCGTACATCTTGAAGTTCCGCGACCGAAGCGGGTCAAAACGGCTTTGCGTGGTGACCGCAGGGGTGGCAGGGGCCGCGGCCGGCGCGGGAGCCGCGGGAGCAGCGATAGCTGCTGCGCGGTCGACTGCTGCAGTGGTGACCGGAGACGTGGCGCTACGCCCCATCAGATACTCATACGCTTCGCGCGACGCGCCGCTCAGCTTGTCGTCGGTGCTGCCACCGTCGGCCATCCGGACAAACTCAGGACGGAAGTAGGTGCGCTCAGACGTCATGGCGCTGCCAGGGTCCTGCAGGCCACCGGTGTAGCCCGGACGGTATTCATACCGCATACGCTCGGTGTCGTCTTCCTGCGGAGCCGGCGTGGTCGGCTGCATGCCAGCCAGGACTGGCGCAGCGATACCATAGCCAGCTTTCATAAGTCCGCTGGTGCCGCCGATGTTTTGCATGAACGCCCCGCGGCCAGCCTCCGTGCCGAGCCCAGCGATGCCAGCTTTAAGTTGGTCAGTCGGAGCCATGCCCATGAAGCCCTTAGTGGCGTCGATCGCGGCCAGCGACTGCGCGTTCGCAGCGCCGCCGAGCATACTCTCATTGACCATCTGGCTTGCAACCGGGTCGAACGCCGGGAGGCCGGTAGCCGCGGAGCCCGCGGCGGCTTGCGCCCCTTGAGCCGCAAAGTCTTGCGCCGCTGCGGCACCAGACCCGGCAAGGCCAGCACCCAAACCAGCACCGCCGTAGGCGCCGAGGCCCGCCATGATGCCCTTGCTGAGATCGCCGGACGCCAGTGCGGTGCCACCACCGACAATGCCCGCAGCGGCGAGCGGGCCGACGCCCGGGACAAAGCTCAGGCCAACGCCGAGCAAAGTCGGCAGCAGGTTGTCGAGAAACCCGGCTTCAGGAAGGCCCGTTTTAGGGTTCACGGTGAGCGAGCCACCGCCGGCCTTGGCGAGCGCCTGCAGCCCATTGACCTCGCGCGGGGTCATGTGGATAAGGACCGTGTCGTCGCCACGGCCTTCAGACTGTACGACTTTGGCTAGTTCCTGCAGGCTCATGGCGGGATTATCCTTCAATCAAGTTGGTTCGGCTACTGCTGTGCTTGGGTTACGTTGAGAACGATCGCGGGTGCGGCCGGGGCGAACGCCGTTGACGCTACGCTGCTGACCGACACAGCCGTGCTGTCCGATGCGAATGCCAGCTCTACGTACTGGTTGGCCCCAAGCGAAATCGTTTCTTGCAGTGTCAGCGGCAGGTATCCGCTGTTAATGTCCGTGGTCAGGATGCGCGCGGAGTTCGGTACCGCGGTACCGTTTTTCTTGAACCACACCCAAACCGCTTTCTGCGAGGAACTACTGCTGGTCAACTGTAAGTTGGCATCGAAGCGGTATAGCCCAGACTGCGGCACTACGATACGCGACGCCGGACTGCCGATCACCACGCCATTGCTGATCTGGGTATTGGTGAACGTCAGCAGGTACTCGGTGTTAATAGCCACGGGAGACTGACTGTCCGTCTTGGCAAACGTCCCGTAATACTGCATCTGCTGCACCGTGGGGCGCACAAAAATTTCACCGACCGTGGCGCTAACCGCTACCACGGCGGCCACAGGCACGACGTTGTTCGGCGCCGTCGGCTTGATGTTCGTAAACCCACCAGCCACCGTTGGGCTAGCGTACAGAATGTCTCCGACGCTCCAAGTCTCCCCGTACGGCGCACCAGTCGTGTTCAGGTCTCGGACGTTCCCCCAGACTGTGCAGTACCCCTTCTGGCCAGAATCCGGCAGCTCGTGGGTCATTACGCCAAGCACGTACAGAGACGGCGACGCGCCGTCAGCCAAGTAAGGGGCGACCTGCAGCGTGCTCAGAGCGCCGGCGCCAGCAAAGCCTACCAAGGAGCCGTTAGGGATAGTCGACCCAGTACTATTCTCTACCCGCGCGTATGTCTCTTGACCAACTTGCTGGATGACGCCGTAGTCCATCCCGATCTGCAGGGTCTGGTCGGCCGAACTCCAGCCAACCCGAGCTAGCTGAGCTGGGTAAGTAGCCGTCTCGTTGAAGTCTACGTAATCAAACGGTCCGCGCACCGGTCCCAGCGCCACGTCAAGCGCGTCGTCAAGCTGGTTGAAGTACAGCCGCAGAATGTTGTTGAGCTGGTCGTGGTACCGACGCTCGAACGCGATCGGAGCCACCGGCAGCGCCGGTGCTTGGGGGCCATTGACTCGTGTGACCATATTCAACGCCTGCCACTAGGCCGCACATCAATTGACGGCACACCAAGTTGCCACTGCGTGCCAAGCGTGTCAGAACTGACCCGCAAAGACATCTGCCGGCCGCGAACTCGGACGTACACGATTTCGGTGAACTGCTGGACCGTGTAGCTCTTCTCGAAGTTGTAGTTGTTCACGCTGGTGACCGCCGGGTCCTCTGATGGGCCGTAGTCAGCGCCAGGATTCTTACGCGGGCGAACAGTGAAGTCTGCAGACGGCGTGCCGGCAGTCGAGCCGTCGAACGTCAGGTCAGGAACAATACGCCACACGAATCCGTACCGATGCCCGTCGTCGATATTGAAGTCCGCAGACTGCACGTAGCAGCTGATCGGAGTGGGCGGGTTAGTGGTGCCGTCGTCCGTGCCGACTTCGTGGTTGATGAGCTGCCCGTTGTAGCCCGTAGCCACAGGGGTGTTGCGCAGCGCGGAGTCAAGCCATGCAGTGCGGGCCAAGCTGCCATACGCCCAGGTGTTCTCGACGTAGTTGAAGATGACGTACTTGTCGACCGTGGTCGAGCCGGACGAGCAGTAATACCACCAGACTTCGTTGAAGCCCTCGTTGGTACCGGCGTGCACTTGATACGCTTGGTCCCGGTCTAGGTCATCGAACACATATGACCAGACGGAGCACGGCAGCGTTTCCACCCGACCGGTGTACACGTAGAACTTGTCTACGCCCATCCAAAACACGTTGCCGGCCGTCTGGATTGCCGCGCGCGGGCTCATGATCGACACGTTGTCGGCAAGGAGCTGGAACCCCCACACGTATGGAGGGCCGAGGTATTGGCCAGAGTACAGCGCCGCATCGGTCCACACCAAGAATTCCTGCCGGGTCTGCACCTCGGCCACGATCTGCGACCCGCGGCTCAGCCGGTACCCGCCAGCTTGGTTCGTGATCGCCGGCGTCCATACGGCGTAGTTTTCTTGGTCTGACCACCGGATCAGCAGCGGGTCTTGCGTAGCGGAACCCAGGTCGTTGCAGCCAAACGCCATCACGAACCGCGAAGTGTCCGACACGTCCACTATGTTGGCGACCGTCGGGCAGTCTGCATCCGTCTGGTACAGCCCACTGCTGGTGGGCGAGAGGCGCTGCGCGCGGTCAAACACCGACGGGTTTGCGTTCGGCACCCACATGTAGAGAGCCCCGCCGCGCGGGTTAAGCATCAGGTACTCGCCATAGTTTGCCTGCGACCACAGCCGCAGCTGCTGTGATACCCCAACGCCAGACATAGACGGCAAACCCCAACCAACAACGCCCCAACCTCCGGCACCCCACCCAGTACCTACGGTGTACACGTCCCCACCGGTAGTGATCTGATACGTGAAGGTAGCGGCGCCCGTCGTGCCGCTGGATGTGGCCGCAGTGGGTACCGTGATGGTGTACGTGGCGCTGTCAATGACAGTGACCTGATGCTCCGCGTTTAGCTGCGCAGCAGGAACACCGTTGACGGGGCCGGCAACGCCAGAAATCGTCACAAAGTCGTTGGTCTGCGCCCCGTGCCCGGCGTCGGTCACCTGCACCACTGCGGAGCCCGATACCGTCGTGAACGCGTTGCTAGCCACCGTAGCCGTTCGGCGCAGGGGAGTCACATCATGTAGCAGGCCGCCAGCCGAGTTCTGTACGTAGTATTTGAGGTTGGTGCCGATAGCCAGCAGGTTTTGAGCGCCTAGCGACTGCCAAGACCACATAGCGCGGGCTACGCCCCAAAACGCGCCTGCAGGAGGCTGCAGAGTCGCAGCAGCCGTAGCGCCGTCAAGCGCCCACCCTCCGATTTTTTCGGGCGTACCCGATCGGAAACGAATCTTGTCGCAGTCGAACCAAGACCCCTCCGCGGCCAGCGTAGTCGATCCGCGCTGGATTCCGGGCTTCAGGGCTAGTTTTTTCAGCGGCATAGTGTGTCCTCACGCGAACGCGGCGAGTGCTTCGTTATACAGGTCTGCGCGCGCCGATAGCCCAATGGTACCGCCATTGATGCGTATCGTCATAGCTTTCACATCGCCGGTGTCGGCAAGCTCGTTTAGCTTGTTGACTGACCAGAACCAGCCAGCGGATAGCGCTGCGTTGACCGGCAGGAGCAGGCGGTCGGGTTCGGTCACAAAGTCCTCACCCAGCGCGCGGCCGCACGCGGTGTAGTTGTTTCGACCGGTTAGCTGCTTGAGCCCGCGGCCGCGAAATTTCCACCCATCCCCAGACTCTTCCGTGCCGTTGCCCATGCGGTTGGAGTACACCTTGTTGGCGATCATCTCCGGCCGGCGCTGGATCAGTTTAGCCATGTCATTGGGTAAGTTACGCCCGCGCGAGTCTTTCAGGTAGTTACCGGCCATGTCGCGCTGCGCAAAGCGCGTCGGCCACGTGGATGCAAGACCCACTGCCGAGTAGTTCAGGTTCTCTTCGAGGCGCACGAGCCCGGCCGACTCATGGCCAATCTGGCTCAAGAACGCCGCAATCCGCCGCGGACTGGTGATGTCGTAGGCCTTGCAGGTACCTTGCAGGAACGGCAAAAAGATGGCCGCTTGGGAAAGCGGCGCACCGGTGGCCAGAGCCACTTGTTCAGCAGTCAGCGGGATCACTTGGGTCGTTTGTCGTAGATCGACCATGCCACGCCTGCGGCTGCAGCAGCACCGCCCACGATGGCGTCAACGTCGGCGCCGTCAATACCGTATTTCATGGCTGCCGCGCCAGCGATGGCGGTCAGAATGTGGCGAACAAGCGCTGCAATGATAGTTGCGTTCATAATTACTCCTAGTTACGTGATTGAGCCTAGCCGGGTTCCAGTAGCTAGCCAAGTGATATTGGCGTTGCCAACAACCGCGGCGCCGGCTGCGCCGCCTGCATACGGTCCGACGGTGGTAACCGTGTTAACCCCGATACCCTTGGCGGCGTTGTTCCCTGCAGTGCCGGCCTGCCCCCAGCTACCACCAGCGCCGCCAGACCCGCCCGTTACGTTAGGAAAATAGCCGTTGTACCCGGATGCGCCCGCGCCCGCAGAGCTAGAGGTACCGGCTACGCCGGTCCCACCGCCAAAGTACCCACCGCCACCACCGGACGAATTAGCTGCCGCCCCGGTTTGCCCCCCGCCGCCGCCACCGGCGCCAACGGATGTGTAAGTGATTTCGCCATCCGGGCTTCGGAATTCTCCGCCCTGCCCTCCGCCGCCACCGCCGCCACCACCACCAATCGTGCCGGTATTTGTCACGCTGATAGCAGTTTGTGCGCGCATCGCTGGTCCGCCAGCAGCTCCAGCAGCGCCGGTATCCGGGGTGCCGTTGGCGTTAACCCCACCGCCCTTGCCTCCGGCACCGCCCATACCCACGATGAAGCCATTGTTGGTTAGGGAAAGAGACGACCCAGTTGGGAAGCTAGTGCCTGTGTCAAAGGCGTACACCCCAGTGCTGTTGGCACTAACGTACACCCCGGAGTTGATAGTCACGACAGCCCGCAGCGGGGTAAGCTGGTTCCACCCTGCAGCAACAGCAGCGTCTCGGAGGTTGTAGTTGGTGGTGTTCGAGGAGATCGTTTGGTTAAAAACGAACGGCGCCCCGCTACCAGCCAGCACTGCGTGGATACCAGCCATTACGACAGACCTCCGCCAGAGATAACTGCCACTGTAGCACTGACAAACACCACAGTAGCCAGCCCACGCTGGGCAAGCGTACGCGATCCGGTAGTCGCCGTCCCGACTAAATACATAGTCAACCCCGCGCCTTGCGCGATCGAGATCGAACTGGCAGAGTTGTTGACAATTGTCACGACATCGCCGGCAGCGAAAATGCTCGCCGGCACAGTAACCGTGCCAGTTGCTACCACCAACGCGCCGCGGTCCCCGACCACCAAAGTGCCGCTGGTGCCCGTAGTCGGAGTAGACAGGCCGCGCAGGCGGTCCACGAACGCCGTGGTGGCAATCGTCGTGTTGCTGGTTTTCTCAGCCTGCGTGGTAGCGTTCGTCGCGTTGGTCGCGTTCGTCGCGTTCGTCGCGTTCGTCGCGTTGGTCGCGTTCTGCACCGCCGTAGCGCCGATAGCAGCAACGATGTCTGCTGCGCTGGCTACCGAGAGGGCCGAGGTGCCGTTGCCTCGCAGGATGCCGCCATTGGTGAACGTGGACGCTCCCGTGCCACCGTCGGCCACAGCGAGGTCAGTTCCGAGCGTAAGCGCCGGCAGATGCGAGGTCTGAGCGGTGAAGTTCACGCCGTCCGAGACAACTGCAATCGTCTTGCCGGCAGGGATGGCCACCCCGGTGCCCGCTGCAGTGGTGTTGCCGATGACGGTCGAGTTGTAGACCGTGGCCGTGTAGGCACTGGCGTTCTGGATGACGTACAGCTTGCTGGCCGGCGGCGCGTATACGGCAAAGTCCGCCGTAGTGGTCGTGGTCAGAGAGATGATAGCTTTGCGGGCTTGGTCGTCCACCCCGTCCAGCGCAGTGAACGCTTGGGCCGCGCTCGTAACCGAGACGGCGCTGCGGCCGGCGATAGAGCCTTCCAGCAAGGTGCCGAGGTTGCGGTTGGTCGTGGTGCCCCACGTGCCGGCCTGCTCGCCAGCACCGATCAGCTCGACGCGAAGATTGGGGGAAAACGTACTCGGCATCGCCTGTCCTTAGATTACTTGCACACGGGTTTGCGGCGTCCGGTAGGTATCCATCCGCAGTTTGCCGTCGCCCAGCTGCTTGATGAGGCCAACCGACTCGTTGAACATCTTGTCGTACAGCGCCACGACGTCCTGCTCTTCCTTCATGAACCGCGCGGCCTCGACCAGCATACCGTTAAGCAGCACCGAATCGAAGTTGTCGCCCAGCCACGTGGTGCCGGCGGTCACGATGGACTCTGGGTAGTGGCCGTAGTTGATCTCGACCGACAGCGCAGCCGCGGGCGTGGGCCCGACAATCACCGAACTATCGTCCTGCAGCGCGTAGTATTTTGGAGTGCCAGAAAAGAGTGGCGTAGGGTACGCCGACCGGATGAAGCCCGGGTCTTTGTCGATCAGATACTGGTACGCACCCGACGCCTCGATCACGGCTAGCGTGAACATGTACAGGAAGTCGTTAGGCAACGCCAGCACCGGGTTGCCGATGGTGAGCGTCAGCGAGCTGGTCTTGCGCAGCACAGGCAGCTGCACGAGGTTGTAGACCTTCTGCTCGGTCAACCTCGCAAACCGCTCGTAGTCATCCGCGGTGAACTCGTTTTCGGTCGTGGTGGCGACCGCTGCGCACAGCTCGGAGTAGTTCATTTTCAGCCGTTACGGACGAACTTCAGGCCCTTCTTGGCGGCACCGCCGCCTCGGGAGACCATACCACCGCCGGCCATCTTGTGCATGCGCTTCTCGTGGTCCTTGACCTCAAGTTTGGCGATTTGCTTGGCGGCGCCGGCGTGCTGAGCCTCTTCGCGCTTGTTCTCGGCCATCTTGGCTCGCTCGTAGCTTTTGCTCTTGGCGGGCTCGAACATGATCTTAGCCATTCTGAGGCTCCTTTCAGTAGGTAATTGTCAAGGTTTCAACGCCGCATTGCAAGGCAGTCACGGCACGGGCGGCGTATAGATGTCTTCCAGCGTTTGCCCAGTGTCAGGAATCTCTCTCGACTCTTGCAGCGACGGGTCTGGGCGAGGATCGCGGATAGCCTGGGGGTCGTTCACCGGCACCATGCCTTGGAAGTTCTGCGGGTGGTCGGCACTCCAGCACTCAGGGCACACCAGCAAGTTGGTCACCTTGCCGCGGATCGACTCCGGCTTGAGTAGCCCCAGCTTGTACCGAAAGTTACAACGCGCACAGAAGCCTATCGCGTTAGTTCGGTTAGCATATTTTGTTGCCATTACAGCCTCCCGCCGCGCGGAACGAATCGCACAGAAGCCCGGTCTCGGTCCTCGGCCATGGCGTCCGCCAGCGCCTCGTCGTACTGGGCTTTCAGCATCGGCAGCCGAGCCATGCCTTCTGGGGTCTTCATGGCCATGTGGTACGCCGTGCCGGCGATCAGGGCCGGCAGGAACCGGAACGGCACATCTTGCTCAGTCGGGCCGGTACCCGCATCTTGGAGGCGCCGCAGGCGCCAGTACACCAGCGTGTACGGCTGAGAGTTGTCGGGCACGGGCCACAGGGTGATGGTGGGCGTCGGGGACTGGCGGTTGATGTAGCACTGCACCGGGCGGCCGGTGTTGGTCTTGGCAGGGATCGTTGCGTAGGTAGAGACACTGATGCGCGAGACGCTCAGGTCAGACTGCGAGGTGCCGGTGCCAGTGCGGATCACGTGCTCAATCAAGTCGACCGTGTCATTCGGCAGGTCGTAAGTCGCCGTGCCGGCCACCAGCGGGATCGTGCCCTCGGAGACAGTCCAGAGGTTAATACCCTTGTTGGCGAAATCCAAAAGCAATAATGATAAGGACCTACGCGCCGTCTTGTACTGGTAGCCAGTACGGAGCTCCAACCCGCACCGCTCCGCGGCCTCTTCGAGTATTTCTACGAGGTCTAGGTTGAACGTAGTGGTTCCAGACAGGCTCATACTCGGTACCTAGCGGTTTTCTTGGCGATCTTCGCCGGCTGCTTGACGAACTGCTTGCCCTCTCGGGTGCCTTCGCGTTTGGCCTTGGTGGTGGCGGCGTACTCAGCAGGGGTCAGGGCCTCCCGAGCCTTTTTAGGCAGATACCGCTCACCGGTCGCGTCGGCTCCGACCGTGGATGGCTTGCCGGACTTCGTGCCCCAGTCCTCTTTGGTCCACTTCGCGAGTTTGTTCTCGCTGGACTTGGCGCCAGAGTAGCCGCCCCCGCGTTCCTTGTAGAGGCGAGTGGCTTCCTGCATCGCGCGGGCGCTATGCTTTCCGCCCATCTTGGCCTTTGCATCGGCCTTGGCGCGCTCCCATTTGGCGGGGTCGGTCTTCTTGGCGACTTCGGCCATCACTTAGCCTTCGGCTTGGGCTTCACGCGGCCGAGTCTCTTGTCCTCAGCCACGAACTCCTTGGCAACCTTGACCGGCACGCCGACCTTCTTGGCGAAGGCTTTATTGTGCGCCGCGGCGAGCATGAGCTTGCGCTGCTTGGGACTGGTGGTGGGCATAGTTACACCATGCGGCCTTTGGTCTTGCCACGCTGGGCGCAGCCGTCGCCGCGCACCATGCCGCCCTTGGCGTACTTCTTGGGCATGGCTTTGTCATAAGCCTTGGTGGCTTTGGCGCGATCCTTGGCGTCTTTGACGTCCTGCGGGGAGACGTCGGACATGTCTTGATCGGCGGGGAATTGGGGCTTCATTTGGGGTCCTCGTAGTCGCGCATGCGCCGCTCATGCTCAACCTGTTCACGGCGATCCTGCTTGTGGCGATAGTACCAGTTCACAATGAAACCGGCTACACCAAGTATCAAACCAACTAGCACGGCAAACTCACTGGACAGCACCCAGCCGCCAATCGTCATTCCTGCGCCGGTATAGGTAGCCTTGCTGGCTGCCGTGGCTATGGTGGCGTCGACCGCCGCTTGAGTAGCTTCGTCTCTCATTGTCACCACTTCACCTTATCCGCCCAAAAAGCTGCGGACGTTTTACCTTTGATAATATTGGCCTTGTGGCGCGCTTTGAAGCTGGCACGTTTCTTGGTCATGGTTTCGGACTCACCGGCCTTCGGCTTGCCAGCCGTCTTGGCGCCCTGCTCACCGAACCGGATGATCTTCTCTTTGCCGTCAGTACAAGCCTTGACGACGTGCGACTTTTTGGGGTGGTCCGGCGTGCGCTTTGGGGTGTTACACGGCATTTCGGACTTCTTCGCGGGCTTAGTCGCCATTCTGCACCTCCGGTTGCACCATCATCAGGCCCAGACGAGCCATTGCTTCGTGCGATTCTTCCTCAGTGATGTCTGAGTCGTCAAACAGGATTTGCACCTGCTCGGCGTTAGTCTCCATACCGTTGGCCGTGGCCAGTTCAGCGACCAGCGCGGCGTTGCCGGGGTTGTCTCCAAACGGCAGCAGGTTGGCAAAGTCCTCGCCAATAAGACCCGCACTGATCCAGTGCGTTACGGGCTCGGCGCCCGTTGGCGAGAGCGGCGTAGTCCACATGCCAGCACCAGCAGGGCCGGCGACGGTGGCCGACAGATCGCGGGCGAAGGCGACCTGGGCGTCGGGGACGATCAGACAGCGGTAGGTCCACATCAGAAAGCCCCCGTGCGTTGGTTCAGCCATGCCTCGGTTTGCTGAATCTGCGACGTTGTGCTGGCGGCTCCGCGGATCACTAAACCATAAATCCGACCGTTGAAGGGCAGCGTGGTGCCTCCACGGCGCCCGATGTACAGCGGGTAGTTGCCGTAGTTGCCGGTGCCTTGGTCTGCTGTCGAGGACGCAGCTTGGGTTCCATTGACGCGCAGGATCACTGAATCGCCGGAAATGTCGGCAGTTCCAGTGACGACATTGGTGATGGGTGCTGCGAACGACGTAGCAGTTGCCCCAACCGTAACCGAGCCTCGACTCTGGAATGAAAAATTTGATGCTGCTCCTGCCGGAGCGAACAAACCAAAAGAGCCGTTGGTTGTGGATGAAGTGGTACTAAGCTCTGCTACAACACCAGTTGCAGCATCCGACAACTTCCGCACCCCAGCAAACACCGTCATCTTGTCGGTGGAGGTGAAGTCAATGCTGTTGGTCTGCAGCCAGTCGTCGGTGCCGTCGAACCGCAGATACGGTTTGAACCCGGTGGTGTCGTAGTCCGTGGCAGTGTTCACGCGCTGGTAGGCTGGCTGGCCTGCTGCGTCGTTGGAGACTCGGAGGTCGGCGCCCCAAACTTCAATATCAGCACTGTTACTGTGCGCCGGTGACTGGCCGCCTCTGAGTTGAAACCATACTGTTCCTGAACCACTTACTGCTGCCGCAGTAAATGAAAAACGCTGCCATGCTGAAGTAACGGTTATCGGCTGATTGCCTACGATGCCGTCGGCTCCAATACCCATTGATACGGAAGAACCCCGCGACCGGAACCAAATCGAAAATGTGTATGTTGCGCCGCTGGTATACGTAACAGACTGGTTAACAAGTGCTCGGTCCGTTGCCGTTGTTCCACCATTAAGGGACAATTGAACACGGTCTGCGGTCGTTGTTCCATCCGGTGCAGTCGCAGCATTTGCGGTTACGGACGGAGCGCTTGCGGTTCCTGATAGTGTTTTGTTCCAAGCCGCATCATCAAACTGCTCAGTCTTCGTCAGCAGGTTATACCGCGCAGACAGCACCGGGCGGCTGGTGGACGTGGCTTGGAAGGCGTGGTTGCCGGGGAGTTCGCGGACGGAGATGTTGTCAATTACGGCAGTGCTACTGAGCGCCGCTGGCCAAAATCTAAGGGTCGTCCCTGTGGCTTGGAATATGTATGTCTTTTCGCCTGCACCGCTTGCTGTGGCACCTGAAAAAGCAAGACCAAAAGCCACATTGGCCCCTGACACTAGCGTGAATTTCACGCTGTACCATGCCCCAACTGTCAAAGACATGTCTTGCTGAAAACCAGCATTCCCACCAGTTCCGCGAGTTATTGATACGCCCGATGCCGTCCATGTTGCGATGACCTGCGCTGCGTCTGTCCCAAGCGTCCACCCGGTAAGGTTGGTGTCAAACGTGCCATTGGTAACGCGCTCACCCCCCAGTACCAGCCCCTTGCTCTTGTCCAGCATCAGGCCCACCGGCTGCTCCACAGCAGTCACCGGCGTGGTGCCTGCACTGTCTTGGAACAGCGTGGCGGTGTCGCTCGGGTCGTACCAGACACCTTGTTCGCCCGCGGTAAACAGCGACGATGGCGAGAACGTCAGGAACCCGGCACGGGTGAGGGCAAGGGACAGTGAGGTCAGCTGCATATCAAAAAGGGCCCGAAGGCCCCTCAGTACAGCGCGATAACGCTGCTTGCGGTGGTGTTCGTGGCCCAGACTCGGACCACCTGTACGGGCAAGATCGACCCGGTTGGCACGTTGGCGAACACAACGTCAGCGCCGTATGCCGTGGTCACACGCAGGTTCCCACCCACGCCGACATACAAAGCACGAGTGGGGGCCAGAGCGCCGGAGTCGCTAGGCGTCACAGCCGCTGCGTCAAACGCAGAGACCGTCGCATCCGCGGTGCGGTATGCAGGTGCAACCATGGCTTACTCCTTAGGGGCTTTGGGGGTCTTTTTGGCCGGGGCCGGAGCCGGCTCCGGCGGAGTGTACTTAGCGCCCTTCATGTTACTTCTGGACGTAGGTAACGGTGACGACAGCGCGGCCAGCGGTCAGCGTGCCAGTACCCACCACGTTGCGGACCCACACGGCCTGATCGGTCGTGCCAATCTGCCAAGCCAGCTGCGTAGCAGCGGTAGCGGTGCCACGGAAGCGGCCACCAGCCGAGCTGTCCACAGCGGCCATCAGCTGAGCGCCACCCGAGGCGGTGCCCACGGAGAAGGTGGTGGTGCCGGTGCCGGCAGCAACCACTTGGTCAACCGTGATGTCGACGATCTGAGCGCCAGCCGGCAGGGTGCCCAGCTGCACGTCGTAGTTGCCGGTGGCCAGACCGGTCATGTTGCCCGAGTCATAGGACTGGGACAGGACCATGTAGCCAAGGTTGACGCCAGTGTTTTCTTTGACGGTGCCCGCGCGAACCGGGCCGGAGAAGGTAGTCGTAGCCATTGCAGCTTCCTTACAAGCAAGTAGCCCAGCAGTCTGCTTGTCGTCCGCCGGGCCGGTCTGGTGGGCTTAAATGAGTCCCGGAATTGGTATCTTTATACCACCTCACACCTACGCTGTCCACACCCAACGCTTCTTACCACAGTCGTACAGCCTACGTGCGCCCATCAGATAGGTCATCTCAGCTTCAGTACGCGGGTCCGTTGCGGGGTCGAAGGGCTCGGTTAGGCCGTGCTCCTCCAGCCGTTTTGGCAGCAGCCGGCGCTGGTAGTGCGGCTTCGGGCGGATGCCGATCTTCGGGCTCCATACAACGTAGTCTTCTGGCACCTCTTCCTCCAGCACAAAACCTAGTTGGGCGTACATACCGCCATCGAAGAATCGGTTATCAGAAAACGACTTGACCTCTGGCGGGTTGAACTCCGTCACGAACGCCTTGAACAACCTGGAAGCCGCACCAGCCACTGTGATACGGGTAGCGTATCTGCCAAGCGTCCAAGTCCGGTTCCCAGCCCCTGCTCCACGGTCATTGGCCCCTAGCACAAAGCGCATGCAGGCCACCATCTTGCCCTTCCAGAACAGCGCATAGTGCTCCCCAGACCCTGCCCCGCCTTGTGGGTGGTAGCGATCGTAAAACGAGCGTGCCTCTGCAGCGGTAGCCTTGCGCAGCTCGCACTTGCGAGCCATCAGCTTGCCCTTGGACTTGCCCACAGCATTGCGCAGTAGCCTGCGGATGGCGTAGTTGCGCTCTTTCCATTCGGACTCCCAAAGCGTAATGAGCCGCACGCCCTGGTCCCTGCAGGCAAGGTACTTTTCGATGTGCTTTTTGCGGGCCTTGCGCTCTTCCTCCTTGGACCCCGAGGAGTGCCAGTATTCGCCGCAATACTCCACTGCCAGCTTCCGCTCAGGCAGGTAGATGTCCAGCTCCTTGGGCTGGAGGACGGTGCGGTCTCTCCGCACAGTACTAGCCAAATTAGACAAAAAACTAAAGAGACTGTCTTCGCCTTTAGACAAATGTCTGGTACATATGCCGCAAGGATTGTGCCTGACGTACCCTTCAGCCGCCTGCCGCCACTCTACGTTATGCACCGTACACCGCCCGAATACCATAGCGCCTTTTTCTGAATGTTCTACGCTGTGGTACTCAAACAGACCTCCATACACAGACTGCCCACGCAATTCGACTTCCTCTAATGTAAGCCTGCGCTCCAGCATGTGGGCCTGTAGTTTCAGCTCTCCGCACCCCCGGCACCCGGAATTTTTGAGTAGGTTGTTCGGCCATGCGAAAAATTCGCCATGCGTATGGCATACGCATCGTATAGGTTTACCCATACCCGAAAACGTGCTCAGGTCATACTCCCAGTCGCGGTTCGCTTTTTGCAGCCGCGCCAGCAGCCCCTCTTTAACTAGCCCGCTCACGAGTGCATTGCGGGCGCGCTTACCATCGTTTGCGCATTCCGGGCAGCCACGGCCCAACAGGTGCCCATTTGGTTTCTGCCAAAACGCCCCGTGCGTATGGCAAATGATCTGGACTTTGCTTTTGTTGCCTACATATTCCTGCTCTGGGTACTCGTATAGGTCCCCATGCAGCGCCGTCGCCTTATGCACAAACCCACTCCACCCGAGTTTCTTGCTTGCCGCGGCAGCCAGCACCTTTTCCTTGCCACATGCAGGGCACCCATTGCCATTGACTAGGTACGTTGGCTTTGTGCTGAAGTCCCCATGTTTTTTGCAGGTGACAGTGGTCTTGGCCGTGGACCCCAAGTACTCAAACTTGGAGTAGTCGTAGGCATCGCCCCACAGGTCAGCTACTACCCGCCAAAAATTTTCTTCCGCGGTTTTTCTACGAGAGGCAGCGGAGGCCGCCCAAGAGTTGTGGTTTGCCATCTAAGACTCCTTGGTTGCGAGTCCGAAGTGTAGAACAAGTACGCGACCGGGTCAATCCCCCCAAAAGAAAAGGGCCCCCGAAGGGGCCCTCTTGGCCTAGATAGTAAACCTAACTAGATTTACGCGCCCGGGCTGCCCCATACGCCCAAAGGATCACTGACTCCGAAAACATATCGCTCACGAGCTTTGAAGCGAGCGTTGCCAGTGTCGAAGTCATTGTCCATGCCGGTTTGCATGGGGCTACGAACAAAATGCTTCAGACCGTTCGGAATATCCGTCAGGATGAAGAACGCGTTGCTGTCCGTCAGGAAGTTATTGACGGTGTAGCCGCCAGGGATAGCACCCATGCTGACGATCGCGTTGATGTCGTTGTCAGACGTCGAGACGCGCAGCTGGGTCTTCATCAGACGCTCGGCCACGAACTGCAGGGCGGGCGGGATCACCAGCTTTTTGGGCTTGGCGGCGATCAAAAGCCCTCGTTCGTCCTTCCACTGTTGGATTTGGACAATAGCGGCTTCCAGCGAGGTTTCGTTCAGGTCCACACCCGAAGACGGACGGTTGCTGTTGGTGCCACCACCGACCAGGGGATGGTCGGTCGCGAAGAGCGACTTGCCGTCACCGTAGGTCACGCCGGCAGCGAAGCCGTTGTTCAGCACGGAGGCACCCTTCACCTGCTTAGTGTAGGCCATGGCGCGGGCCAGGGCCTTGGTGTAGCGGGCCGACAGACTGTCGTACAGGTTATCTTCGATCGCCTCTTGGGTAATCGAGAACCCCATCGCGATGGTCTCGTGGGTGTAGCGAGCGGTCCAGGCTTCCTGGGCGTCGTCGTAGCGCATTGCGGCGCCTTCCGACTTCACCGGGGCCGCACCGAAGCCAGACAGCTTGGTTTCTTCTTCAAACGAGCGCTCAGAGCTCTCGATTTCGTAGATTTCCTTGTGCTGCTCGCCGTAACGGGCGTACTCCAGACCGAACAGGGCGTTCAGGCCGGGCAAGAGCTCCTTAAGGAGCTGGGAACGAGAAATTGCCATGGTTTACTCCTTAGACGCCGGTGGCGAAGTAGTACGAGTGGGCGCCTTGGTTGAACTTCACCAGGATTTCCGGGTAAGTATCCGAAGCGGTTTCAGCCACCACACCGACGATTCGCATCGCCAGGGTAGCGGTGTTGGCCAGCGAGCCGCCGTTGGCGCCAACCACGAGGTTCACACCCGAGTTGCCGGTAGCGGTGCTGCCAGCGCTGAAGTTGCCCAGCGCAGCGTTCTTGCCGATAGCGCCATCAGCGCCGTTGGTCAGGGTGCCGAAAGCGGCAGAGCCTTGGACTTGGAACACAGCGTCCGGATCGTCCACCACGCGGATGTACACGTCGGTATAGCCGCCGGTGATGGCGTTAGCCGGCAGGTACTGGGCCCAGTTGGACTGCTTGGTGGCCGGGTTCACATAGCGAACACCGACGCACACACCGATCACGCCGGCGGTGGTGCCGGTGGTGATGGTAGCCGTCAGGGCTTGGGGGTTACCGGCCGAGGTCAGTTGGATGACGTCGCCGGCGAAGATGGCTGCCGAGTTGTTGGTCGACAGCTTGATTTCGCGGGTTGCGCCCGCGTAAGGCTGGCCACCGATCAAATTGACCGGCTTGAGCCCGTAAGGGGAAGCTACAGAAGCCATTTGTTTCTCCTAGTATCAGGAACCGTTGCCGAAAGTCACCTTGGAGCGCTTCTCAGAGAAGAGCGGCATCCGAGGGTCGTTTTCACGAAGGAAGTTATTGTCCACCGACTCCGACTGAGACCGGTTCACGTTGGAGTAATACTCTTCACGCTGGCGGACAAAGTCTTCAGGAATGCGGCAGAGAAGCAGGCCGCCAATCTCGATAGAGCCGGCGAAACGACCTTCGGTCGACGCGGCCACCATCAGCTCCGGATAGTCAGCCGCTTTGCAGGGCTCGTATCCTTCGCGCAGTTTGGCGGAAATATTGCTCGGGTCGGCAGTGCCAAGCGTACTGATGCGGACGTAACGATGGACCCAGCCCGGGCGGGGGTCAGGCATCGGGAGGGTTTCAGGCGGGCGCCATGCCGTGGGGCGTAGGGCGCGCTCGCGACTCTCCATCTCGCGGGGGGTACGGGTTTGTGCTTCAGCCATTTTGAGCTCCATTCTTCAGTTCAGCAACCTTCTTCGCATACAACTCCAGCGGGACACCAAGGCGCTTGGCGATGGCGACTTCCGAGGCAGTCAGACGAATGCGATTGGGCGGGGTGCTACGCGCAGCAGGAGCCACGACATTAGCGGGTTTCGCACGGGGCGCCGGGGTCGGCTCCTCCGGAGTTTCTTCGCTCCCGAAATGCTCGGGGAATTTGGCCCGCATGGTGCGGTCAATCTCTTGGTAGTACCGCTCAGACGACGGACTGATGCCGCGCTCTTCAGTGAGCTCGGTGTGCAGTCCAACGGCGAATGCAGTCATGAGTCGGTTCTTTCCAAACCACTCGTTGTTTTGTTTCCAGGCTTCAGCGCGAGGATCAACTGTGGTCTTAGGTACAGATTGTGCCTCTTTTTCAACAACTTGCAAGGGTTTCATCGAAACTGCCTTATCCAGCTTCAATGTAGCCTTCGCAATGGCTTCCTGCGCAGTAGCCAGTTTGTCCGGATCGCCTTCTTCGTAGGCATCGCGGTAGGCCCGCTTGGCAGCGGTCAGCTCAGCTTCGGCAGCCTGCTTAGACTGCTCGATGTACACCTGACTGCCGGACGCCAGCTGCTCCTGCAGCTTGCGGTTCTCGTCCACCAGTTGCTTGGCCAGCTGCTCGGCCGCTTCACGCTCGCGCAGGGCTTGCTCTTTCGCACGACGCTCGTCGTGGTAGCCGCGGGTGAACTTCTTGATGCGCTTCTGCACCTTCTCGTCGTAGGCAGCCAGCTCGTCGTCGCTGACCTCCTCCGGGGGTTCGGCCGGCGTGCGGCCGCGGTCGGGCTCGGGGGTGTCATCCACCACCTCGATCTCAAACTGCTCCTCGGAGGTAGTACCGGCACCTTCAGCGCCTTGTTCGTCCGGGAACTTGAATTCTTCGCCTTGGAATCTAGACATGGTTGTCTCCTTCAAGCACCAAAAAATCTATCCGAGTGTTTGTTAGACTTCTTTCGATTCCACAAACCCGGCACGACTTGAATATTACTGGCTTCGCTAGTACCTCCTAAGCTAATAGGAACTACATGATCTACATGCCACTCTCCGCCGAGCGCATTTGCGCGTAGCTTGCACAAATGTACAGCTTCAGCTAAAACAAACTTATCAAACACTGACATAGCTGAGTCTGCAGCACGTTTTTTCAGCTGGTAAGTTAGCCTAGCAACCTTTCTAGCCGTGCTTAATGGCTTAGCTGCTCGTTTAGCCTCTGTTTTAGCGCGGCCTCCAGAAGCAATATAAGCCAAGTCCTCTTTTCGCTTTTGGGCTTTGCCCTTAGAAGAAGCGTAATACTTGACTTTGATCTCTCTAGCTCGCTCTGGGTCCGCAGCTCTTCGTGCGGCCGCCGCGGCTACTAGCCGGTCTCGGTTAGCCTCGTAGTACCGAGCCCATCGCTCGGCAGCTTTGGCTTTCTTTTCTTCCGGGGTCATGCGCGCTGCACCCCTCTCGGGTCCTCGACCACTGCCTCGACGCTGTCATCGTTGATGATGCGCCATTCGGTGCCGTGAATCTTCAGGCGGGTGCCCGAGTTTGGACGGACGATGACGAAGTCACCTTCCTTGCACGACGGGCCCGAGGGGAAGCGCTTTTTGTCCTTGAATGCGTCTGGGCCGAGCTTGACCACAAACAGCACAGGGGTCAGGAGCTCTTCGTACTCGGCAGTCTTGTCGGCCTTGATGAGGCCGCTGTCGAACGTCTCTTCAGCCTTGGGCACCATGCACAGTAGGTGGTACGTTTTCGGCTCTGGCAGTTGCTTGGCTTTCTCTTGCTGCGACGCAGTGACCAATTTCGATAGGTCGACGGCGAGCGCCGGGTTGATGTCAGTCATCCGAATTCTCCAGTTTTTGCACGAGGTCTTTGGTAATAGACTCAGCTAGCGTTAGACCCCGGATAACGCCAGTCAAGTGTTTATATTCTTCGTAGCCAGCGACTTTCCCCGCTAGGACAGCCTGTTCGTACGAGGCTTTGCTCTCACGCAGTTCTTTCAATACGATGTCTAGCGGGGTTTTCATAGTTTACTCCTTGGTGGGAGTCTGTTTCTGTTGTTGGCGCGCCTGGGCCACCTGCACACCGATCTGGGCGCCGGCAATCTGCTCTTTCGAGGCGCGATTGGCCTTGTCGGATGCGATCTTGGCGCCGACCTGCAGCCCGCTCACGCGTGCTTGCACTGCGATGCGGTCGCGCTCGATGCCAATCTTGTCAGCCGTGGCGGCCGCGTCGATCTGCAGTTTCTTCTCTTTGAGCGCCATCTCGCGCTCTTTGAGCTGCATCTCGCGCATCTGGAGCTGCATCACCGGGTCCTGCATCTGCTGCTGAGCTGCCGCTTGCGCTACTTCGGCCTGATTCTTCTGGGTCGCGCGCTGCGCCGCTTGGGCTGCCATCTGCGCTACCTTGGCCGCCGTCGCCGGGTCCATGTTCTCGGTCTCTTCCTCGGTCGGCAGAGGCATACCAAGCTGCGCCTCGACTTGCTTGCGGTACTCAAACGCCACGTGCTCGTTGATGTGCGCCATCATGGCCGCCTGCATCTGCTGCGCCATCGGGCTCTGGCCGATAACCTGCACCAGCTTGGGGTCCTGCATGGCCGACATGTGCACCGCGAGGTGCGCCGCGTGGTCCTGCTCGATGAACGCCTTGACGGGCTTGCCGTTGATGATGTTCATGTTCTCCTGCACCGGGTCGATCGGCTTCTGGTCGTCCTCGATTGGCACCAGTTTGGCGGCATTCTTCACGCCCAGCGTCTCGATCATCTGGCGGTGCAGCAGCGGCAGGTTGTACAGCTGCGGGGCGCCCTGCGCCAGTTGCAGCACTGCTTGGTACTGCACAATCTTCTGCGCCATGGTGGCGGCGTTCGGGTCGCTGACCGGGATCACCTCGACGGCGTCGTAGTCACTGCGGCGAGCCTTGCGCGAGCCCTCTTCAGGGTCGTATGCGTATTCTTCGTCAGTGTTGTCTGCGATGATGCCCTTGAGCAGGCGGAACTCCTGCCGCATGGCGTAGTGCAGTCGGGCTTGCACCGCGGTCATGACCTTGAGCATGCGCTCCAGCAGCGCCAGCGTGGTGCCCACAGGAGCTTGGCTGGACATGTCGCTGACGTTGAGGTCGCCCGCCGATGCGAACGCTCGACCTTCCTGCACGATGTTCTGGAACAGCGTGTACAGCACCTGAGACGGCTCTTTGTACGGCAGCGGCAGGATGTTGTCGCGGATCGAGCCAGAGGCCAAGTCCACGTCGCGGAACTCGCCCGGGGCAATCGGCGTGTCGTCACCCTTGATACGGAGCCCGCGGGCCTTGAGGCCGCCAGGGAGGTTGGCCAGAGTACCAGCATCAACCAGCTGGCGCACCAGCAAAGTAGCGGACTTGACATACCCGCCGATCAGGTGGATCAGGCCATAGCCGTAAAAGCCGAACCCTGGCACGTACTGATAGTGCACGAAGTGCTGGCGCTTCATCTTGAGCTCGTCGTCTTCGTACCAGTTGCGGCGGATGGCCAAGACTTTGCCAGAGGTTTTCTCGATAGTCACCACGTACGGCAGCGCGATGCCGGTGGGCTCACCGTTCTCGTCCTTGTCCTCATAGCCCGGCAGGTCGAGCTCGACGTGCATCTCCAGCACGCGGAACCGGTCGTCGCTGATGGCAGACATGCCCTGCTCTTCGGCTTTCTGACGCTCGATGTCGTCCAGCACGGAGGTGGGCTCGCCCAGCTCGATGTCGCGGTAGAACCCCTTGTTCTGCAGTCGGACCAGCTCATTCTTGGTCTTGCGCATGATGTGCGTGACCCGCGGAGCAGACTCCAGACTGGAGGCGCCGTACGGCACCACAATGTCCTCGGCCGGGATGAACATGGCCATCTGGCGGCCCCGGCTGGGGTCGTAGTACACCTTCTTGAACGCGCTGCCGGCCAGCGGCAAGTTCCACAGCAGCTTCTCGTGCTCCGGGCGGTACTCCTGCATCACCTCGGTGAGCTGATAGTTCATGTCATCGCGCACGCGCACGCTGGCGTCCATCTTCTCGGTCGTCTCTTTTCCGACGATCTGAGTCTTGACTGGGCCTGCCGCGGGGAAGGTTTCGGTGATGGCCTCGCTTTGGAACCGGACCACCGCCTCAGTCAGCATCGGGTGGAACACGCCGCAGGCGCCGTCCCATGGCTCCGTGCGCTCCTCGTACTTCAGGCCGAGCAGCTTTAGGCCCTCGACATACGTCTGGGCCCACTCCTTCCGGTCAGAGCAGTCCTTGTCGAAGTCCTCGATCAAGTCGGAGGCCAGCACGGAAAGTGCCGTCTCAGGCATGAACTCGGCTAGGTTGGCGTCAAACTCCGATGCACCTTCCGCCTCGTCGCTTGGGCTGATCTCCACCTCCAGGCCATCAAGCTGCAGCTCTACCTCATCGGGAGCAATCTCGATCTCCAGAGGGCTATCCCCCTGCGCAGCGACCATGATGCCTTCCGGGGCGCTGTACAAACTTTTTTCGATGGCCATAGCCGGTTCCTTGTGGTAAACTGTCCCCGCGTCATCAACGGAGCGCTTTGTGCCAAAAAAACTGAACACCCTTGATTTCATAGCCGCTGCCAGGGCCAAGCACGGCGGCAGGTACGACTATACGCGCGTCGCGTACGAAAACCGCCAGACACCAGTCACGATTGTATGCTCGAAGCACGGCGCGTTTACACAAATGCCTGCCGATCATATTCATTCTGGCGCCGGCTGCCCGACATGCTCGGGCAATACCAAGCTCACGCTGGAGCGGTTTGTGTCGGAGTGCACGGAGCTCCATGCCGGTCGGTACGACTACTCTAAGGTTGTTGTGGTCAACAACACAACCGAAGTGGAAATTGTCTGCAGCGTCCACGGCTCGTTCTGGCAGCAGCCGAAACTGCATAGAAAAGGTCGCGGGTGCCCGAAATGCGCGGGGGTTGCAAAAAAAGATACCGCTGAGTTCATCCGAATAGCTACGCTCGCCCATGGAAACCGGTACGACTACTCCAAAACTAACTACGTGGGCGCCCGCGATAAAGTTACTATCATATGCCGGGTTCATGGCGCGTTTGAACAAATAGCCAGCGTTCACTACAAAGGGGGTAACTGCCCAGTTTGCAGTAAGTCGGTGGCCCCTAGAAAAGCTGCGGCTGAGCGATTTGAGCGCGCCCAGGCTGGAATCTTGGCTCGCGGACTTCCGTACGCCTATGAGTTCCCGAGCGACGCAAACGAGCATAGCTACATAGCGATCGTATGTGACAAGGGGCACAAGTTTACGCAGCGCGCAGACGGCGCTAAACGATATGGCTGCCCCACCTGCGCCGGCCGAAACTCCGCCGGTGAGGCTGAAGTCCGCGCGTTTGTGGAAAGCCTGGGCGTAACTACGGTGCGAACGCGCAAAGTCATACCCCCCACGGAGCTTGACATCTGGTGCCCCGAACAAAAAGTTGGGTTCGAGTACAACGGGTTGTACTGGCACTCTGACGCCCGTAGCCCGGACCGCAACCGCCACAAGGACAAGTCGGACGCTGTGCGCGCCGCCGGCGGCGAGCTTGTGCATATCTGGTCTGACGACTGGGCCCTGCGCCGCACAGCTGTGGAGCACATGATCCGAGCCAAACTCGGCAGGCTCCCTTCGGTTGGCGCCCGAACGTGCGAAGTGCGACCAGTGCCCGCGGATACGGCTCGGTCCTTTCTGGAGACCTACCACCTGCAGGGTTGGGCCAGTGCTGACTACATCGGGCTGTGGCGTGGGGGAGAACTCTTGGCCTGCATGGGGTTCGCGGTAGCCCGCAGCATTCGAGGGAACACCGACCCGTCTGTGTTTGAGCTTGTGCGGTACGCTGCGAAGGTGCGCGTAGCCGGCGGTGGCAGCCGCTTGTTGGCTGCGTGGAAAGCAAAGGGGCTGGACTGGACCAGACTTGTTACCTACTGCGATCTGGCGCAGTTCACTGGCGGTCTGTACGTCGGCATGGGGTTCAAAGAGACCGCTCGGTACGGCGCTGACTACAAGATTCTCCGGGCCGGCTACGACCGGCGCCTGCACAAGTCGGCGGTGCAAAAAACCAAACTCAAGACACTCCTCGGAGACAAGTTCGACCCTAGCAAGACTGAAGCCCAGCTGTGCGCGGAGAACCATATCTTCCGTGTCTGGGACTGCGGCCGGGTGCGGTACGAGCTGGCTCATACTGTATAGGCTCCCTTGCGCGGCATCCGCGGCGAGTCCTCTTCGATGTGGTCCGTGTGCAGGCGCAGCAGGCCACCCATCCGAGCGCGGCGCAGCGCGAGCGTCAACGCGTCAACTTGGTCGTCGTGCTCCGAAGATGGGAAGGCCAGCAGCTCCTCAACCACGTCGTTGGCCCATGGCGTCTCCGGGAACCACACGTGCCCGGCCGAGAACAAGTCAGCCACCGCGTTAAGCCGTGCGATCTTGTCGTTGCCTTTGCCCGGGCTGAAGTCTTGCACGAAGATACCCGAGCGCCGCATCTCGTCGATCAGCGGCTGCCCGCTGGCTTTGGCCTCCACGATCACGCTGTCGGGCGACCACTCTGCATACTGGTGGTGTGCCTCGGCCTTGAGGTCCGGGAACTCCCACTTGCCCTTGGCGCTGTTGAGCAGTATCAGGTTGGTCGAGCCGTCGTCCTCGCTCGTCCAGACACCCCATGTCTGGCACACAGACCAGTCCGAGCGCTGCTTGGTCGTCAGGGCCGTATCCCAGGACTGGATGATGAACTCCACTGCCGGAGGTGTGCGGTGCGGCCACCACCTGATCCACTCACGCTTGACGATTGCCGACTCGGCAGCCGTCGGATTCTGCTGGTACTGCGCGTTCCACTGCCACAACGGCATGGACGCCTTGGTCCGCAGGAGCGACTCCAGAGACCACTGCTCCGGCCACAGTGACTTCTGATCGTCGGAGTTTTCGTTGAGGATGGCAGGGAACTCAAACACCTCGTACTGGTCAGCGTCGGGTGCCAGTGCGGCGTCCTTGACCAAGCGCCCGATCAGGTCCCGCTGGTGCCAGCGAGTATGGAGGATACAGATTTTGCCTCCGGGCATTAGACGAGTACGCAAGCCCGATCGGAACCATTCGTACGTGACGTCCAGGGAGTCAGTATTACCAGCCTTGATGTCCTGTTCAGATAAGGGGTCGTCGACGATGATTAGGTGGCCACCGCGGCCGGCAAGCGCACCGCCGGTACCTACAGCGTAGTATTCGCCGCCCTGGTTGGTGTTCCACTTGCCTGCAGCCTTCGCGTCGCCGGCAATCCGCACCCCAGGAAAAATCTTCTGGTACTCCTCGGTCTGCATCAGGTTTCTCACCTTGCGGGCCATGTCGATAGCCAAATCTGCAGTGTGCGAGGCCACAATGACCTTGTGGTCGGGGTTCCTACCCAGGTACCAAGCCGGGTAGTAGATGGAAATCATCTGCGATTTGCCGAACCGGGGCGCCATACTGACCGCGATGCGGTCTTTTTTGCCCGATTCCACCTCGATCAGCAGCCGTCCGAGGCGTTTTAGGTGCGATCCGAACTTGTAGGTGCGGTCAATCAGGGCCACGAATGCCAAAAAGTCCGCTTGAGCTGCAGCGACACGCTTCCTCGACTCCAACTCGTCGATCATCGCGATCATGTCGGCCATTTCCTTGGGGCTCAACCCCCGCAGAATGGCGTCAAGACTGGGTTTTACCAGTTCCATCGCTGAAAAGGTCGTCGGTAGACAGGTCCAAGGGCTGTGCTGGGTCCTCGGAAGGTGGCACGACGTAGGTTTCCGCCGTAATCACCTTGGTCAACCGCTCCCGCAGCAGCTGCTCCAGCTCCTCGGTCGGCCTATGGCGCATGGTGATCTCGGTTTTCTCCGTGAACAGCCCGACGTCGCTGATTTTGCCCAGCAGTTCGAGCGCCTTGATGCGGATACGCGGGTCAGGAGACTCGGTTTCGAGCAGCAGCCGGTTAGTCACGAAGGTGCGAATCTGGGATGCAGACTCCACCACCGCCTTGTCGTACTCCGACAAGAGCGCCTTGAGATGCACGACAGTGCCTGGGCTGGACAAAAGGACTTCCGAGGGTTTGGTGGCGCCGGTGGCGACCGCTTGGGCCGCTTCTATGTCTGCGTCAGACACGGCAACGTCGCAGTTTAGCTCCGCAATGGACGCAAATGCAGCATCCACCCGCGACTGCAGGTCTGCAAACGTAGGCGGGGTATCCACCAACGGGATGTCAGTCTCGAACACAGGTGTGTGCATAGGCAACCAGTAACGGTGAGTTTGCAGTGTAGCAAATTTTTTGACAGGGGCTTGTTTTTTTGCAAGGGGGTGGGTTCCCCAGGAGCCGGCCGGAGAGATGGTGGGCGGAAATCGCAGGGGGTGGGGGGTGTTTTTGGCTTGTAGTTGGCTTTGTTCAGTTATGGCTTGCGGCCGTTTACTTTGTTCAGTTATGTCTTGTCGTGGACTTTGTCTAGTTATGTCTTGTCGTGGACTTCGGGGGTACAAAACTCAGTGTATGTGCAGGTGGGGGGACCCATTTAAAAATCCGCCCTCCCCCATACCCCTACCCTCCGCCCAGTTAGCGTTGTAAGCCCCCACCCTATTGACATTAGTTAGCCTTTCGGTTACATTACATATGCGCCATGCGTTATGGTGCAACTTGATCTAACGTTAGATCGTTCAACCCAACGGAGTCTTATATGTCTATCCCCTCTTTTGAATCCGCCGCCGTCGTCATCGTTGAGTCGTTCGCTCATCTGGATGAAGCGGCCAGCCGGCATGCCGACACTGAGCGCGCCGCTGTTCAAACCTATCTTGACGCGTGCCGCGCGGCGGGTGTGCCCGCCGATCAAGCGAACGTGGTCGCCATCGGCGAGGAGATTCGCGGAAGCCAAGCATTTGTTGACGCGATCGCTGAAGGCTTGCTTGAAGCCAAAACCGTAACGGAATATGCGCAAAGCGCGATGCGCGCCTACTTTCACAATGTCCCGTTCACGAAGCGACTCAAGAACGTGTCCGAAATGGCTTTGCCTTGGAGCAAGAAGAAGGCAAGTGCCGCACCCGCGAAGAAGGCAAAGAGCGCCGCACCTGCTGCCGATCTGCCGGCCGCGCCCGATATGACCCCACACGACGAAGCCGACGGGCGCGCTTATGTGCTGGCACAGTCCAAGGCCCTTACCGCATGGGCTAACGCGAACATGAAAACGCTGGACCTGCAAACCCGCGAAGTGGTGGAACATTTCGCACGCGCGGCCGCGTATCTTGCGAAGAAGGATTGATCTAACGGGTTAGAAGCCCATGTAACAAAGTTACAAAGCCATTAGCCGCCCTAGGGCGGCTTTTTTGCGCCCGCTGGGGGCTACCCCTAGGCGGGCTTTTTTGCGCGCTCCTGGGGGCTCCTGGCGCGCCCGGTGACCGTACCCGAGAGTTAGCGAGCGGGTGACCGTACCCGCGAGAGCGTGGGCGGGCGTGGGCGGGCGTGGGCGGGCGGCTAACGCGTTAGATGGGAGATACTGGGTTTATGGACAGTGCTTATCTGTTACGCGTAATGGAGAGAGGCCGGGAGGGGGCTCGGGAGCGGCAGGGGGCGCTTACGCGAAACTAACGCCAAATACGCTATGCGAGCACGTACACAGGCACAACCATAGATTTCAGGCAGGGGCCCGGCCCGCGTAACAGAAATTTTTTCCTGTTACGCTCCTGTTACGCGTTCTGTTACGCGGCAGTGGCGCTCGCAAGTCGTTGATTTATATAGATTTTTTTGATTTTCTTAAAGTAGTAGATGAACGCGTAACCGGCGTAACAGGAAAAAACAACGCCCGGGGAAAAATGGCTTTTTTCCGCAGATTTCCTGCTCCTAAAAACGGAGCACTTTTGCGGAAATTTTTTGGGGTTTCCGGTTTTTGGCCTTTTCCCCTGTTACGCCTGTTACGCGCCCATTTTCGCTCCTAACCCATTGATTTCAAACGACTTTTCCGTAACTGACTTTCTGTTACGCGGCCGTTACGCCTGTTACGCCGTTAGAACTATTGATTAAACATCGCCTCATTTTTCGGCCCTCCCTGTAGTACTTTCGCGATTGATTTGCGCCATCTTTAAAAAAATTCGTTTTGGTAACTCGCCGAAAAATCTTTTAAAAAATTGGTTTTTTGAAAGATAAGACCCTACTCGCAAAGTGGGTAACGCCTGTTACGCGCCCTGCCTGCCTACGCCGAACACAACCCAAACACTTGACAAAACACAACCTTTCTGTTACAATGGAAGTTCAGTAGGTCCTCGTTCTTTAAAAATTTGCTCGGCGGAGCCCCTGCCTTTTCGGTGCCCTTCACGCTTCTATCGCTTCTAACGCGTTAGACGCCGCACCTTCTAGGCTGCTCCAGCAAGCCCCCGCTGCACACATGCAGAAGCCAGTCAGGCTTGGCGCCTCACCCGTTAGCTCGGTCCCGTGCTAGCACTCTCGTGCAGTGCACGCCCGATCGCCAGCGGCCTGCGGTGTCCAACCTTCCACGGCGAGAAGGGGTCCGGTACCCAGTCCGGTCGTCGCGTGGCGACCCAGTAGTGCACCTGCGGGTGCCGAACAGTCAGCGCGGCGGAATGTTGCTGTCCGTCTGTGCGGGGGACTACCCCTGCCAGACCTCGTGCCTAAATGCCGCGGCCCATGCCCTCCGAAGGGGCCAAGCTGCTACCCGGAGTATTTGCGGACCCCCGCAAATGACAACCGCTGACGACGGAGCCGGCCCATGCCGGGAGATGCCGTTGTGACAAGAGCTATCGCACGCCAAGCCATAGACCGAAAGGACTATGTAGCTGTGAGCCTGTCGGCTGCTGCCTGTATCTAACAGGTTAGACGCCGTGCGGGTTCACGGATGCACTGTCCGCATCAAGGCAATCAAACCAACCGAAAGGAGTCCCCATGCCATCCGTTACCTATTCCAATTTCCGTGTGATCGACGACAAAGCGACGGCGACCGTAGCCACCGTGGACATGACCGAGCACCGGCGGTCCCTCTTCTGGCGCTCCCGTGCTGAGACCAAGACTGTCAAGGCATTCCGCCTCAAATACTCCGCGCTCTGGCGCCACCTAGAGACTGGCCTGCCCATGCCAGACCACAACAAGTTGGATGCGTTCGAGGCTGCCCACGAAGCCCTCCAATCCCTGAACAACGCAAAGGAGTAATCATGGACCTCAACGAACTGCAAGCCCATATCAAGAGCGGCCCCACCATCAGCCCACCCGGCCTGTACGCTATCCGCCGGCCGGCGCCCCGCATCGTCTGTGCCGACGGGTTCAATCTGTCCGTGCAGGCCAGCGAGACGCACTACTGCACGCCGCGCGACAACAAGGGTCCCTACACGCATGTGGAGATTGGCTTTCCCTCGGACGTCGAGCCCGAGCTTATGCCGTATGTGGAGGACGCGGAGCGCCCGACGGACACGGTGTATGCACAAGTGCCGATCGAGGTGGCGCTGGCTGTTATCAACAAGCACGGAGGTCGGGGATGACCCGCTACGTGATCGAGTTCACCGAGGCGGAGCTTGCCCACGTGCATGAGTCTCTGACTCTGCGGCTCTACCACCTCAGCCGCAATCGCACGCTGACCGACCGGACACTAGATGAAGTGGCTGTGCTTGCCGATGAGATCGGCGCCATGCTGTACCCACCGACCACCACCGACCCAACAGAGAAGGAGACGGACCATGAAGACCAGTGAGATGTGCCGCCGCGCGGCGGAGGTTGTGCGTAAGCAGCCACAGACGCCGGCGTGCTTCGCGTTGGGGTCCGCAGCGGGTGCCCACCTGCGCGCCGAAAGGCCCGAGAACCTCCAGCAGCTGCTCGACCGCATCGACCTCTCACTCGACCCGCATGGGTACGTCACGCAGTGGCTGCACGCCAAGCACAATGTGCCTAAAAAGCAGCTGTCCACAAAACCTGGCTCCCCTAACTGGCACTACTTCCCCACCCCGGAAGTGCAGGACTACCGACGTCGCTGGCTGCTGGCGCTTGCAGCAGAGTACGAGGCCCGCGGTGACTGAGGCCGTGTCTAACGCGTTAGACACGCTGAACGGAGACTCGCATGACTAACGCCTGGGGCCACCTGCCGAACGCCAAGCGGATCGACCGTGTGCTGGCTGACCTCCGGGCCCGCCCGCAGGTGTGGGTCGCCGCTCGGGACGCCGCTCGGGACGCCGCCTGGGGCGCCGCTCGGGGCGCCGCCTGGGGCGCCGCCTGGGGCGCCGCCTGGGCCGCCGCTCGGGTCGCCGCCTGGGCCGCCGCTCGGGTCGCCGCTTGGGACGCCGCTCGGGGCGCCGCCTGGGGCGCCGCTCGGGACGCCGCTCGGGACGCATGTGCTGCGCTCATAGCATGGGATGACGCCAGTCTCCTGCTCGATATGCCTGTGGACGCTGTGCGTCTGCTCGCGGCCTCTGGCCACCACCCGGCAGTGTTGCTAGTGCCGGCTTGCATCGCTCTCAGCGATGATTGACAAGACCATTATATGTAAAGGAGATGCTCATGAACGCATACACTCGACTCAAGTTCCACGTAGACCGGTACAAATACACCAAGGGCTCGTTCACCGGCGACGCCCCGCTCGACAAGAATCGACGCAGCCGTTCGCACGCCCGGGTGCAGATCATCAGCCCCACCAGAGCCGGTGTCATCTTTCACAACACGCGCATCCTCACGGCCGACTCCGTGCGCGGTACGGTCACGCTGGACAGCGGTGGCTGGGAAGAATCGCCAACGACGCGTGAAGCTCTGCGCGGCGCCATCCGTGTAGCCACTGAATACAACGTATGGGTCAGCACGCACGCCTCCAACGGATACAAACAGACAACCATCACCACGCCACATGGTGCGTATGTGTTCTATGACGGCATGGAGTTTGACGATGGCATGCGGCTCACCAGCCCGGCCAAGCCGTTCATGACCTACCGCGCAGATATTGAGGCGCGCAAAGCCGTTGCCGCGCGCTATGCCGAGTTCCGGTCGGTGCTGCCTGTGTTGGTGGCAGGCATTCAGCGCAGGACTCACTGGCTCCCCGGCTGGCAACAGCTTTCTAACGTGTTAGATGACCCTGGCCGGTGGCCAGACGTCGTGGCGTACTACTACGCCCCAGACCCGAAGGTGGTGTGGCGTCGCGTATACAACGTGCTGACAGAGCATATGCGTGTGGTGGTGCCCGAATGATGTGCGTCGACTGCGGCGATGACGTTAACCCCAGACGAGCCGCGCTGGGCTACAAAGTATGTATCTCATGCGGTGAGATACGTGCGAGGAAGGTGAAGCACTGCTCGGTAAATTTGAACAAGTCAAATTATTACTACGTGTCTGACCGCGAGACACTCAAGCAAACCAACCCAAAGAGGACGTGATGACCTTCTCTGAACTCGAAGGGCTGCTACTGCTGGCCGTGGGCGTGCTGCTCTGGCGCATCGAGGTGCTGCGGAGATAGCGTGACGAGCAGTGCGAGCGCGCCAACCACTACGCCCGGCGCATGCAAGACGTGTACCACAAGCGAGGCGTCATCAAGCTCGACCCAGAACGTGGGTACTACTACGAAGAAACCTGCAACCCAACCAAGAAGGAGAAATGAAATGTCTGCCAAGAAAATAACTGCGCCGGTCAAGTACAAGGCATGTGTCATCACGCCGGCACCCAAGGGCTATGACGTGTTCGATGGCAATGGGCATTGGTTTAATGCACCCACTCAGCGGCAAGCAAAATGGTGGAGTGCGGTCTACTCTAACGCGTTAGATAAGTTCCAATCCAATCCCGTGCGAGACACACCTGCGGTGTCGTAATGAAGTTCGAGTCCATCACATACCGCATCGGCGAGCAATTCCTGCCCGCCCTGGTGAATGGCGACTGGTCCGGCCTCAGTGATGAAGAGGCCGAACAATTTGAAGCGTGGTTCGAGGCAGCCTCTGCCGAGTGGGCCGACTTCAAAGGCAACAAGTGGGTGTACTCCCACGAGTCCGTGTCCGACAACCGAGAGGAGTTCGCAAAGTGCGAAGTCACCGGCCTGATGGGCAATGTGTGTGATGTTGAGTTTCTTTTCCGTTCTATCTAACCCAAGGAGTTTTTCATGTCCAACCTGGCCATCAACCTGTCCCAAGCCGCTACCCTCATCAAGACCTGCGGTCACACCAACACCCTGCTGCTGCGTGGCGCACCGGGCATCGGCAAATCCTCCATCCTCAAAACTCTCGCAGACCAACTCCCGGACTACCACGTGGCGTACGTAGACTGCGCCAACCTCGACCTCGGCGACATTGGCATGCCTGTGATTGACCGAGAGCAGATGGTGACTACCTATGCCCCTAACTCGCGCTTCGGTGTTGGCCGTGGCCAGAACAAGCCCGTGCTGCTGATGCTCGACGAGCTGGGCAAGACGAGCAAACCCGTGCTGAACATGCTGCTGCCTGTGATCCTCGAACATCGCCTGGGCGACGTCGCCCTGCCCGAGGGGTCCATTGTGTTCGGCACGACCAACCTCGACAGCGACGGCGTTGGCGACAACATCCCGGCCCATGCCCAGAACCGCATGACGGTGGTGCGTGTGTCGAACCCCACGGTGGACGAGTGGCTGGCCTGGGCGTCTGCCAACGATGTCTCCCCCGAGGTGATGGCGTTTGCCAAGCAGTTCCCGCAGGTATTCGACTGCTACGCGGACCTGGAAGATACCGACAACAACCCGTACATCTTCAACCCACGCAAGGGCCAGACCAAAGCGTTCTGCTCGCCCCGCTCGCTTGAGAAGTCCAGCCGGCTGATCGCCAGCCGTTCGGTGCTTGGTGACGCGCTGCTGCCTGCGTTGGCCGGCACCGTGGGTGAGTCTGCCGCCCGTGACATGGAGGCGCTGGTGCACCTCGCTGACCAGATTCCGTCATTCGAGGCAGTGTGCAAGGCACCCGGCACGACCAAGATTCCGGACGGCGTAGGCGCTTACTTCCTGATGGCGTTCCAGCTGGCCGGCCGCTGCAAGGAGGACAACCTCGATGCGGTCATGGAGTACGTCAACCGCTGGGAGAACTTCGAGGCAGTGACTCTGTTCGTCACCACCCTGGCAAGCAACGCGCAGAAGGTCAGCATGGCGTGTAGGAATAAAGCATTCACGCAGAAATGCGCCATCCTTGGTCGCTACTTCTAACGGGTTAGATCATGTCAGACTTCATGTTGTTTCTCAAACACTGCTCCGATGAGCAAGTAATCGGTGTGTATGAACGTGAGCGCGCCGCCAAGCGGTACTACTACGCACGACTGGCCAGGGAGGAGGCCAAGCTGCGAGGACTGTGGCATGGCTAACGCCTGGGACCACCTGCCGAACGCCAAGCTGGTCGACCGTGTGCTGGCTGACCTCCGGGCCCGCCCGCAGGTGTGGGCCGCCGCCTGGGACGCCTCCCCCTGGGACGCCGCTCGGGGCGCCGCTCGGGTCGCCGCCTGGGGCGCCTCTCGGGACGCCACCTGGGCCGCCGCCTGGGACGCCACCTGGGCCGCCACCTGGGCCGTTGCCTGGGACGCCGCTCGGGACGCATGTGCTGCGCTCGTAGCATGGGATGACGCCAGTCTCCTGCTCGACATGCCTGTAGACGCAGTGCGTCTGCTCGCGGCCTCTGGCCACCACCCGGCAGTTCTGATGCTGCCGGCTTGCATAGCTCTGAATGGAGACTCGCATGACTAACGCCTGGGACCACCTGCCGAACGCCAAGCTGATCGACCGTGTGCTGGCTGACCTCCGGGCCCGCCCGCAGGTGTGGGACGCCGCTCGGGACGCCGCTCTGGACGCCGCTCTGGACGCCGCTTGGGACGCCGCTCGGGGCGCCGCTCGGGGCGCCGCCTGGGGCGCCGCTCGGGGCGCCGCTCGGGGCGCCGCCTGGGGCGCCGCTCGGGTCGCCGCTTGGACCGCCGCTTGGGGCGCATGTGCTGCGCTCGTAGCATGGGATGACTCGGCACTCATGCTCGACATGCCTGTAGACGCAGTGCGTCTGCTCGCGGCCTCTGGCCACCACCCGGCAGTGCTCATGCTGCCGGCTTGCATAGCGTTGGGCTCGAACGCGCCCAAGTAAGCTGTGCTTTGGTTCCTCTTGCATAGCACTCTCAACTCAATCTAACGGTTAGATACCATGACTCCACTCGATAGAATCAAGAAGGCCAAGGTCAGCATCATGCGCCACCCGCGCTTCTGCGCCTTCTCCGGCGTTATGTCGTGCGGCACCACCACGGTGGACGCCAGCATCAACCCGCCCACTGCCCGCACCAACGGCCTGGACTACGTCTACCACCCAGACTTCGTTGCCTCACTGTCCGACCAGCAGCTGCGGCTGCTTATCCTGCACGAAACTCTGCATGTGGCTGGCAAGCACCTGCACATGTGGAAGGGACTGTGGAAACGCAACCCTAAACTCGCCAACATCGCGGCTGACTATTTTGTCAACCTCGCACTCATGGACATGGACAAGGGCGAGAACTTCCTGGCCATGCCGGAGATCGGTATCCAACCGGAGCCTAAGTACCGAGGCTGGAACATCGAGCAAATCTTCAACGACTTGCTGCAGAACCCTCCTCCCAAGCGCGGCAAGGGTGGCGGAGATGATGACGGGGAGGGCGACGCTGGTCTGGACGGCCACGACTGGGAGAACTCCGAGGTCACCGAGGAGCAAGCCCGTGAGATCGACCGTGCACTGCGGCAAGGCGAGATGCTGGCGCGCAAGCGCGGCAACGGTGCGGGTAACTCTGACGGCGTGATCGGCGATCTGCTGGCTCCCAAGGTTGACTGGCGCGATCAGCTGCGTGAGTTCGTGCAGGAGCAGTGCCAGGGTCGTGATGAGTCCACGTGGCGCAAGCCCAACCGACGCTACCTCAGCAGCGACGTCTACATGCCGTCATCCATCAGCGAAACAATGGGCCCGCTGGTCATCGGCCTGGACACATCCGGCTCGTGCTTCTCGGGAGATACGGTCACGCGGTTCGTGAGCGAGCTCAAGGCCGTCGTCGACTCGGTTCAGCCTGAGAGCGTTCGCGTGATCTGCTGGGATTGGGAAGTACGCACCGACCAGTCTTTCGACAGCGGCGCATTCGACGTGCCGTCGCTCAAGATTCGCGGCGGTGGCGGCACCCGCGGTGGCGTGCTGTTCGACCACATCGCCAAGACCCCGGGCACCAAGCCCAGCGCGATCATCCAGTTCACCGACGGAGAATTTTCTTGGCCGCAAGACTGCGGCATCCCGACCCTCTGGGTCCTCACCGAAAAACGCAACAAGGCCCCGTGGGGCAGGAGTATCTACCTGTGAGCTTCATCAACAAAATCCGTAGCCTTTTCACCAACCCGGCGCCCACCGAGCAACGGGACTATGCGCTTGCCAAATCCGTGTCCAGCTCGGTAAACCGACTTGACGTCGAGAACAACACCATGCTGCGAATAGACATCATCACGGCGCTTAACGGTCGGATACTGCAAATCGGCAAGTTCAAGCCCAACCCGCATGGCCCGGACTGGACGTTCGAGCTGTACCTCGTGCCTGACGACCAGTCACTGGCAGACGCAATCTCTGCTGTTCTGGTGATGAGGGGGTTATGACTAACGCCTGGGACCACCTGCCGAACGCCAAGCTGATCGACCGTGTGCTGGCTGACCTCCAGGCCCGCCCGCGGGTTTGGGACGCCGCCTGGGCCGCCGCTCGGGTCGCCGCCTGGGCCGCCGCTCGGGACGCCGCCTGGGGCGCCGCTCGGGACGCCGCCTGGGGCGCCGCTCGGGGCGCCGCTCGGGACGCCGCTCTGGTCGCCGCTCTGGACGCCGCTCTGGGCGCCGCTCGGGACGCCGCCTGGGACGCATGTGCTGCGCTCGTAGCATGGGATGACGCCAGTCTCCTGCTCGACATGCCTGTAGACGCAGTGCGTCTGCTCGCGGCCTCTGGCCACCACCCGGCAGTTCTGATGCTGCCGGCTTGCATAGCTCTGAACGGAGACTCGCATGGCTAACGCCTGGGACCACCTGCCGAACGCCAAGCTGGTCGACCGTGTGCTGGCTGACCTCCGGGCCCGCCCGCAGGTGTGGGACGCCGCTCGGGGAGCCGCTCGGGTCGCCGCTCGGGGCGCCGCTTGGGACGCCGCTCGGGACGCCGCTCGGGACGCCGCTCGGGGCACCACTTGGTACGCCGCTCGGGACGCCGCCTGGGGCGCCGCTCGGGGCGCCGCCTGGGACGCCTCCTGGGACGCCGCTCTGGACGCATGTGCTGCGCTCGTAGCATGGGATGACGCCAGTCTCCTGCTCGACATGCCTGTAGACGCAGTGCGTCTGCTCGCGGCCTCTGGCCACCACCCGGCAGTTCTGATGCTGCCGGCTTGCATAGCTCTGAATGGAGACTCGCATGACTAACGCCTGGGACCACCTGCCGAACGCCAAGCTGATCGACCGTGTGCTGGCTGACCTCCGGGCCCGCCCGCAGGTGTGGGACGCCGCTCGGGACGCCGCTCTGGACGCCGCTCTGGACGCCGCTTGGGACGCCGCTCGGGGCGCCGCTCGGGGCGCCGCCTGGGGCGCCGCTCGGGACGCCGCTCGGGTCGCCGCTCGGTACGCCGCTCGGGCCGCCGCTCGGGACGCCTCCTGGGGCGCCTCCTGGGACGCCGCTCTGGACGCATGTGCTGCGCTCATAGCATGGGATGACGCCAGTCTCCTGCTCGATATGCCTGTGGACGCTGTGCGTCTGCTCGCGGCCTCTGGCCACCACCCAGCATTTCTGATGCTGCCGGCTTGCATAGCGTTGGGCGTGGATGCGCCCGAGTAAGCTGTGCTCTGTTCCCTCTTGCATAGCGTTGGGCGTGGAT